GTGATGGCGATGGCCCCGGCGATGGCCCCGGCGATGGCCCCGGCGATGGTGATGGCAAGCCAGACAAGCCCATTAACAAGGGCGAGGGTGGCAGTCCTAACGACGGTTACTACCACCAGATCGGTGGTGGTGACGACTGTCGCTGCGGTACCTGCGGTGGCAGTAAGAGTCACTAGTCTAGAAAAGAACGCAACAACCTACCGAGGAGGTAGACGCTCATGACAGAGCATAACGTCCAGTCCTGTCCCGAATGCGGGATCAAGGCTCAGTACGTGCCCGGTGTTGGCTGGAACCCGGATGGCGTCAGTCCGCTGGAGATTGTCTCCAACGTTCAGATGTCGCCTGAGCAGATCAAGGAACTGCGCCAGCAGAAGTCCCAGATCGATATCGACCGTCAGAAGATGGTCGACGACATGATGGCTAACGACAAGGATCTTGAGCGTGCCATCAATCAGACCAGCCGAGCACTCATCGGAATGATGCTGGACGGTGTAGACGAGATCAATCGCAAGACGAGTGAGCCAGACGCCAAGTTCTTGGTGGCTCGCAACAACCTACGCATCATGCTCAACCGCCTCAGGTCTACGCTTGAGGCCGAGTGGCTGGACAATCAGCGTTCCGGTAGGGTCAGCATCCGTGACGTCATCTACGCACAGACGCCGCAGAGTAAACTCGCGGTGTTCCACAAGTACCTGCCTGACGACATTGACGAGACAGGCATCGACGTTGTCGGTCTGATCGACCAGTCCACGTCGATGGGCTACATGATGGATCACGCATCGCAGGTTATGTGGTCGATCGCTTCTGCCGTTCGTCTGACCGGTAACTCCTCTAGCATCATCGGGTTCAGCGACGACGCTGAGATCCTTGTTGGCCGCAAGCAACAGTTGCCAGTCAACGAGTACTTCCCGTTTGGGCTCAAGGGTGGCACGTACCCCCTGCCTGCTCTCAAGTTGGCTGAGCAGACGCTCTCCGATTCGACAATGCCCAACCGCCTCCTGTTCATCGTGACCGATGGTGAGTGGGCTGGCGAGCATGAGTGCTCCAGTCTCATCGAGAAGATCGCCAAGGATTACGACGCAGACACCCTGCTCGTCAATCTTGGCTACGAGAGCAGCAACAAGCGTGGCTGCAAATACGTAGTCAATGCACATGATGTCGACGACATGTGTGTCCAGTTGAGTAATGTCATCGTCGACGTCAGTAAGCGCTGCGCCCATCGTATCGCAGCGGAGACCGGTCGAGACTTCTAGGTCAAGACAAAACCCATACACTCACGAAAGGAGTGTGATTCAGATGCATCCGTATCTGGTCGATGCCGAAACTTTCGGCAAGTACGCGCAGACAATGGCAGAGGTCGCCAACGATACCCTCACCAATGCCGGTGAGATGCCCCAAGAGGCCGTTGAGATGCTCACCGACGCTTTGCGAAACTGGTGTGTTGAGCAGGGCATGGACGTGGAAAGCGAAGAGTTCGCTGAACTGGTGAGGATCCATGAGGCGGATCCGATGAAGTTCTTCCACATCAAGATGCTCGAAACGATTCTGAGTTCCGTCTTCAGCGCAGCCGAGGGTGGTTTGTTCGCTGCCGTTCCCGGCACGATTGCTGAGATTCGGCGAATCGAACTGCCCGACTCCATAAAGAAGACAGCCCTCGCCGATGGTGACGAGATCATGGGTGGTGGAGGCATCGAAGCCTTCCGTCGCCCGATGGATGATGTCGAGATCGATAACGTGGTCAACAACGCAATGGTCGATGTTGACGATTTCCTCAAAAACCTGACTGCTGTCAGCGAGGACGATACCGACGAAAAGTGGCCTGATTGCTGAGTAATCAGCGCCTAACCCTCCTGAGCAAGAGGTATGTAGTAAAAGGCTCAGTTGTATTATTAGGTTTGTCTTGTTCGTGCTCCTGAGTATGAGTCTGTGAAAACTATTAGGTAAGCCTGCCTAAAGCAAGATATCCTATTCAGGGTTGAGTGTCAGCAGAGTCTCCACAAGCATGAGAATAAACTGCAAAGTGAGAAGCCTGGATTGAGGCCGCCAACCAGTAATATTGCTGGGGGCAACCACCAACGCTAACGGTCGAATAACCGTTGCTGCACCACCAAGATCAGTTGGGCGTCTGCATATGGATCCTATCAATCCTATGTGGGGGCGGGGGTGTCGAAACCCCTTGGTGCAATCCCGTTTAGAAACATCCCAGAAAGGATGGTGTTCACTGTGGCAAAGACCACGCTTGAGGAACGTTATGAAGTTCTGAGAAAGAAACAGGTCGAGGCGGGGGATCGCTTTAGGCGCATTCGCGTTCGCCAGTTCCATGAGTTCCTGTTTGCGCGTAGCCCCTTTGAGATTGCTGAGATCCTTGCCCAGATGGAAATGCTCGTCCATCAAGACAAGGTGAAAGACTACGCAAATCGCCGAAAGATCGACGATGGGAAGCGCTTTGAATCGCTTGATGAGGCCGCACGAGAACTTGTTTGCCACAGCAATAGACGCTATCGTGTGTATGAGTGCGAGTGGCGATCTCTCTGGGATATGTTCATGGACCACGTTCTAACTCAGGATGTGGACGTGATTGAGTGGACTCAGATGAGGCAAAGGGGTGGCCGCCACTTTCCCGACATTAGCCAAGGCCTTTCTCATTCTGAGTTTATAACTAAGTGGAGGAACATGCTTTCACAAGACCCTTATACCGATGCTGCTGTGCGGGCAAAGCGCCTGACTCAAAACACCGAAGCAAAGATCGATAAGATCCTTGTTTCAATGCGCGTTGCTGAGAGAGAGATCTTTAGCGGGTATGCGATTGACGCCAGCAATGGTGTTCGTAATGCCCGAAACGCAGCGGTCGACAACAAACCCCGAGTGATGTGGTAGGAGGTACCACGATGGAAACCTTAGAGAGCAAAATGATTACGATGCGGCAAAAACTTGACGCGTACGAGGCCGATGAAAAACTCCGGAATCAAAACGATGCGGCTAGAAGGGAGCATGAGACATACAAAGACTGGGACAACTTTGCCTCGATGCCCACGCCAGCCGCACTTGTCAGGAACATGGCTCGTCTTGCAATGCAATTGAACCCCGCTGTTGTGAAGGAATACGTCAATGATTGGGAGTTGACCGGATGCTTTGTGTCTATTGAGGACGCCGCTATTGACATGGTTCTACGCATAGGGTTCGGAAACATTGCTGGTGACGGCGCGTGCTCCAACATAGGAAATGCGCTCAGTCGTTATGCCGAGTTCTGGCTGGAGTTGTACTTGAGGTACGGTGCCGTAAAGCAATCTAGCGCCCCGAACTACTTCTTCAATGCCCTCTATAATGAGAAAGCAGGAACAAACTTTGATATCTGGCACAAATATCGAAATTGGTATGCCTGCAAAGGCAAGAAGATGCCGACCAAGTGGATGGACCATTTTGATAAGGACAAGTCGCTTGGTGTCGGTGTGGTTATCGCCGACGGAAAGCACGAATCGTTTGGCATTAGCCCAGAGATTTGCGACTTGTTTAGTCAATGGGATTCGTATTGTGAATTGGATAATATCACGGTGCCAGCGCTAATGTCCAGTTCGCACTACACTTGGCGTATCCAGCATATGATTGCATCGACGTCGACTCAGGCCATAAAGAACTTTGGTACATCGGTTAGGCGTAAGAAATGGTACCGTGAGAAGTTTGAAATGCTTCAAAAGGCGCTAAACGTGCTTAACAACACATATGTTTCTGAACTTGAATATATCGCAAAATCTGGTTCGCAAAACAGTATGAACAAGAACGCACAGTGGCACGAAACAAGTCGTGTAATGTGGTAATCTGGAAACAGGAAACAACAAGAAAGGAAGGGTGATTACGATGGGCAAGTACATCGACACCGAACTGCTGATCGATCTGATTCGAATCTGCGCTAATGATGTTGAGGAGACTATCGACAAGATGGATCCAAATGATATCGAAGCAATGCAGAGCATCACCGCTCAGGGGATTGACGCCGGTATGGTCGACCCCGGGGCTGCTGATATCCCGTATCAAGATGTCGTGGCCGGTATGGGCATCATGAATATGGCCATGAACATGGTGAGAACCGTTGAAACGCTTCTTGCAAAACCAAACGTGAAGCGCAGCGTCATCTTCACAGACGATAAGAAGATCAAAATCGTTGAGACTGAAATGACTGAGACGGAGATAACGCGCAACATGAACGACGGCTTCGCTGCAATGGAGCGCTTTCTGCAGGGCATCACGTCAGACAACGAGAACAACAACAACAAGGAGTAGTCATCATGGGCATGGATGTCATGGGCAAAGCGCCCGAAAATCAAACCGGAGAATACTTCCGGGCCAACGTCTGGTACTGGCACCCGTTATGGGGGTATGTAGCCGACGAGCACCCTTACTACGCCGCCAAAGTAAAGTACGCTCACTCCAACGACGGTGACGGACTCAACGCCGAGGACTCTGCGGCTCTTGCCGATCTTCTCGACAAGGATATCGAAAGCGGAAAACTCACAGCCTATATCTTTGAATACGAGCAGGAGATGGCCGCCCTGCCCGATGAGGAGTGCACAATCTGCGAAGGCAGGGGTTGGCGTGACGATGACATGGCCGTCAAGTTTGGGTTCGGTGGCCCCGACAAGCCATGCAACGGCTGCGATGGTAAGGGCCAGCGCCGTCCATTTGGCACCAGTTACTACATGGACGCTGAGGTGATGAAGGAGTTCGCTGGGTTCCTTCGCTTCTGCGGTGGCTTTGAAATCTGGTAGTTGTTCGGAATTTGTAAAGAGAGTAGGGTTGTCCCGATGAGCGGCGACAACACACTTAACCGGGAGCAAGATGACTCCCACGATCTATCCATAAGAAAGGAAACGATTATGGAAGGCATGACCCCCGACGCAGACAGCGTCAAAACCGGCACGTTCCGAGTTCATCTAATGAAGATGGGCATCGACAGCGTGCGTTCTTCGACAGGTGAGCCCATGGATAGGCCCATGCGGTATGTGATGGAGGACACGATGATGTCCGTCATTATGCCGGGTGTGTCTGCTCTAGTTGGAGCGAATACATGCGAGCCGACCAATGACTTCGAGAACGATCTCAACAATCGTAAGCCCGGAGTTGTCCTCGCTATCAGCGTATCGCAGAGCGTGTTCGATTCGTTCCCACAGGAAATCACAGACGTTTATGGCACATTGGCTAAGCGTCTTGACTTTGGCAACGGTGTCGTGGCAAACATCACCGTCAATCCCCTTGCCGACATGACTCAGGAGGAGATCGACAATCTGACTGAGGATGACTGGGATACCCTGCTGGGCGAAGACGAGCCGGTATCTGAGCACGATGCAGAAATAATTGAGCAGATGAAAGAGGAATGGGAGAGTAGTCCCACGCCTCCTCCAATCATTCTTTAGGACTTAAGGAGCCCGGTCGATAGGGGCCGGGTGCCTTCAGTTCTCTTACCGAAAGGAAAACAATGAGACTCTTCCGATGGATTACGGATCTCAACCCGTTCAGCCGCAAGCACGACCCCATTCGTTACTCCTATGTGGGGCGCGATCTACTCCTTGGCCGTCTGGCCAGCGATTATGATCGTGCTCTGCGTGATGGCCAGATTGAGATCTGCGAGTACATCGCATCACTTCTCAACATCATTGAGGGCGGCGAACAGGAAATGCGGGAGCACTTGGAGTTCTTGCTCCGGCTGCACCCCTACAACCCTAAGTGAGGAAAAGAGCATGCAGACTTTTGTACCAGAAAAGTCCTACGCTGGATGCGCAGTAGTGCTTGATCGACAGCGCCTTGGCAAACAACGTGTTGAGTGCCTACAAATCATGAATGTGATCACGGGCATCAGTACATCCAAGGGCTGGCAAAACCATCCCGCCTGTAATATGTGGCGTAAATGCGCCGAGGGTCTACTGTTCTACGCTCATGCTATCTGTGATGAGTGGGAAAAGCGCGGATATGAAGACACCTGTCGAGACAAAATCACCGATGCCTTTTCAATTGGCGTCAGAGATGGATTCGTCCAGCGCACTAGCGGTGTACTGGTTCCCGAGTGGTGGGGGGATTATCGTGTTCACGCATCACATCGTTCGAACCTTCTGCGCAAAAACCCTGACCACTATCGTCAGTACTGGGCAGAAGAAACAGACAAACTAGATTACTACTGGCCCGTATAGGAGGACTGAATAATGAGTGACATTAACGACTTTCTTAACGCACCTCAAACGCTTTTGATTCCGCCCGATCTGCCCGGCGCTTCTGCTGTTCGTGGATTCGATGAGGATCCACTCTTGGTTGTCGCATCTCACATTGCTATTTGCGATCTTATAACTGAACATCCTTCTGAAATGGCAGAAATTTTAGAGTTTAATGACCCCGTACAGAGCACCCCTCTGGCCGGTTCCGATACGGGGGCGGTGGGTACCCTCCTAGCCGGTACCACTGCTGAAGCAAAGGGGATAAAAGCAGAGATGATGCGAAATATCGCACAAGTCATTGCTAACTCCTTCGGCCAGAGCAATCCTGAGGTGGTTGATCTCACTAATCACTCTAACGCCTTGGCTGATGCGGTGTGGGCTAGCACCGAGCGATACACCATAGAGGGCACCGATGAAGATGGTGACGATGTTTATAGCAATCTTAAAATCGCCCAAGATGGAACACTGGTTTGCGAAATAGACGCAAACAATGTTCCGTTTGTTGATGCACCATACTTCCCAACCAATGGCATCTATCAGATTGGCAACCGCACCTCCACAGATGTTTGGCTCTTCTGTCGTGTCACCGAAGGTGTTCCGTCTTATGCTCCGTTTAACTCCGAGAGTCTTATCGACACCACAAATGATCACAACGAGTTTCCGATCCGTAATGTCTTTGATGCCAGCGCATACCGTAAGGAGGGCGTGAAACATTACTCAATAGTGATTTCAATCTACGACTCTATTGAAAAAAGCAGTATGCTATTCCCTTGCTTCGGAGAGATTTGGATTGATTGGACGAATGGAAAGATTCTTATCATGATTGGGCTAATGGAGAACAGGATCAATAGGTTTCCCCAAACGGTAAGCAATGATCGCAAGTCTCAGTCCCCAATCATTCTCAAAGCAAAAATCTCGATGGTGGAGGCATTGATTGCAATCCTCATTGGAAACGGAATCATCAATGCCGACCCTGCGGTTGTTGTGAGCACCGTGACGTCGCCAAAACAACTTGCATCGTTGGCTAAGAAGCGCCGCTCTGCTGCTGGCATGGTTCACAAGATTGCCCTCAGGGATCTACGCTACGACAAGAGCCGCTGGATTGGTCGTCACCTAAGCGCTAATGGTGTCGCTTGGCATTGCGTTCGCGGGCACTTCCGAAACCTTACCTCTGCCCAGTACACGAACAAGCAGGGCGCACGCGTATGGGTCAAGCCGCATACCCGTGGCAAGAAAGCCTTGGGCGAAATAAACCACGTATACACGAAAGGAAAGTGATAGACATGGACAATTTCCATGAGATGGCGTTGCAGCCAGCGCCCGTTCCAATCGGAACACGCATCGAGTTGATCTCGATGCCGGATGATATCGATCCGGTTCTGCCGGGAACACAAGGAACGGTCACGTATGCTACAGGCGCACAAATTGCTGTAGACTGGGACAACGGAAGAAGGCTAGCGATACTTGTTGGTCATGATGTATACCGAGTAGTAAAGGAGAACGAAAATGAGTAAGATGTCTGAACTGCACGCTGAAATGCAGGAGAGTGGGGATATTATTCTCTGCCCAATGTGCAACAAAAACTTTTACACGCCTTACGGTGTAAAGTGGGAGGATGGCATGCCCTCCCCTCCGGCTCTCAGCCGTGAGGATAACAAGACCTACATCTGTAGCCCGTGTGGCACGGATGAGGCTCTCGCTGACTTCTTCGGATCCATGGAGGGCTAAGACAATGAGTATGCAAAACATCACGGTGTGTGTCGACACGGTCGAGGCACCGCTTTCAATCCACAAGGCGTTTGATGATGGATCTCCGGGTCTTACTCAGATCGCTCCAAACGGTCTACCGATCAATCGGATCAACATTGATTGCGACGGCAATAAGATTGCCTACGAGGACATCCGTGACGGGTACAAGTATGCCGACGGCAAGTATGTGATTCTTGAGAAGGACGAGATCAAAGGTCTCAGCCTCAACAGGTCTTCTATGACCGAGGTCAAAACCATTGTTGATCCAGATGAGATCCACCCGTCGTTATTTGTCTCGACCTATTATCTTGGGTTGGATAAGAACGCTGACGAGGACTATGCTGTCATGCAGTATTCCGACCTCATGGCTGTGATCGACGACAAGGTTGCCATCATCGAAATTGTGATGCGGGGTCGTAGTTATCTTGCCGCTATTTACCGTGGCGGTGGCCGCTATCTGATGATGTCAACGCTTCAGTATGCCGAGCAGCGGCGTGTCCCTCCATTTGAGTTGGACTCTGAGCCTTCCACTGTGCAAAGGCTGGTCGGCTTTGCCGTTGCGGCAAACATGAACAAGGAATTTGTAATCGGTGAGCATCCCAACGTCTACAGGGGACGCTTGGATGATCTGATCGCAAACAAGGTGGCCGCCACCACAGGCGTCACAAACACAAAGAAGAAGGAGAAGGTGTCGTGAGCAATACCATTCTGGGGGACAAGATCACCACCGCATCCGAGTGGATCTCCCTGTTTGCTGGTGATATCACAATGCAAGATCCAGCATTTGTTGATGTGGACATGTGGGAGTTGTTCGACGGCGCTCTTTACGTCAATTACAAGTCCGGCAGAGACGAGGACTATCGATTCGATATGTCCTGCGTCGGTGGCGGAATCCTTCTAGTCTAATGGAGAACATCATGAATGAGTACATCGTAACTTGGAACGAGACGGTCGCCTATCGAACAACCGTCAGCGCAAGTAGTAATCACGAAGCAATCACGGTTGTTAAGGATGGTTCGCAGCCCTGCGACGTCAAGTCGATATGGACCGAGTGGGACGACGACTCGTTTGTTGCAATAAGTAAATGTCGCTGCGGCGCTATCACCGGAGATAACGGAATGTTGTGCTGGCGATGCGAAGAAGTAGAAGACCAGCGTCAGGTTGATCAAGCGTAATGGAACGCACCCTGCTTAAAATTCGTCACGCGCAAGCGATACGAGATAAAGACAGGGCAGCCGTCAGCCAGATAGAGCGCGACCTTGCCAAGCAGGGAGTCATTGCAGACTGGCTGAGCGAGGACGTGATGGTGTGGCGAGAGAGCGGCGACAAGAAGAAGCCACGTAAGGCTGCCGCCCCAAGCGGCGACTACTACCCAGACAGCGCCTGCACCGTGTGCAGCGCACCCATTGAAAAGACGGGCAAGCAGGGACGACGCCCCGCCAAGTGCTTAAAGCACAGATAAGGAGAAGAGATAGTGAAAGGCATACGGTTCATGACTAACCGTGACCCGGGCGATGAGCAGGGTCCACGGGTAGAACCTAGTGGCTACAAGCATCACCCCGACTGCACCCGGGAATTTCCCTACTGTTGGTGCAACACATCCATGCTCGAAGAGATCTTCGACGATCACTTCGACGAGTATTCGGAGAAAGATTATGAGTGACACAAAAGAAAAGTTTTACGTCACAGTCAAGGTTCCTATTGATTGCGATATTATTAACCAAGCCGTTTGGGGTTGTGAAGGCGCTCCCTGGTTCCCCAGCGTCCGTTACAAAGAGGATGGCGAAGGTAATGTTGAATCTATTGAGGTGGCGGCATGGGATCAAGACGGTGAAGAGGGAGAGATCGGTCCTGTCATCAGACTTACCGCCGCAGATATTGCAAGCGCTATTGGCGACATCGTGTCAGGTAAGCACGGTGATGGGTGGTGTGCCCGAGAGATTAGGGACGCTGTTCTACAGAGCGACGCGGGCAACATTGACGCCACCGGCTCTGAGGTAATTCTACAGGTCGCCTGTTATGGCGATATCATCTACGGATAAGGAGAAATAATGAACAGTTTAGCCGAAATTATCAAGAACGCGATCAAAGAGTGCGACCGGGAGATGAAGCGCTACGGCGATCCCGAAACCGGTGATGGGCATGAGTACGAATACGAAAACGGCAAGAAGGCCGCCTATAAGTTCGTGCTCGCCGAAATGAAGAACCACAATCCATAAAGGAGAACACATGCTCAAGCGATCTAAGGACAGCAAGGTTGCAAACCTTGTTATCAATGGTAAAGTCATGGTGGCCAATTCGTTTGGCCTCCCTGCCGGTCTTACGTGTCGTGGCATGACCGGTATCTGCAAGGGCGATGACAAAGAGGGGGTCTGTTACGCTGGACGTCTTGAGCGGCTACGCCCAAACGTTCGTCGAGCCTTGGTGCACAACTACGACACTCTTTTGGAGTGTAACGACAGCATCAACGACATGCAGATACTGCTGCAGGAAATGATCGACGAGTTCAAGAAGGACTGCGACAAGCGCAGCGCTCCCAAACTGTTTAGGATCCATTGGGATGGAGATTTCTTCTCCGATAACTACGCCAAGGCGTGGTCTCGTGTGGTGAATGACAATGCAGACGTCAAGTTCTGGGTCTACACCCGTGACGAGGCCGCTGCCGTGATCATGCAGGGCAGTAGGGCGACTCTGTACTTCTCTGCCGACGATGAGAACCGTGAGTTGGCTGCACGCATGGCCGACAGAGGGATTCTTATCGCCTACCTTGGCAACACGTTCCCAGAGGCGCGTGAGGGATATAATGAGGTCGGCGGTAATCGTACGGCGGTCAAGTGTCCTGAGAACAACAGGAAGATCCCATTGATCTCTGACACTCAGTCCGCATGTATTGCCTGTGGCGTTTGCATTTTTGGGCGCAACAACGTATTATTCTCAGTTAACAAGAACCGCCTGCCAAAGAAGTCTCTTGCGCTGGTGGCGTAGGAAAGGAGACCAGCGTGAGCGCCCCGTATTGGTGGCTTAAGGTCTTTGTGGTTATTTTTGTCCTGTCCCAAATGGTGGTACTATCCTTCTTGGGATTTGTTCTTTTGTGCGATTTTATGCGCACCATTTGTAAGCGTTCCAGAACCAGATTTCGAAAGCCCTGATGATTCTTCAGGCAAAGCACGAGATCAGAAACGAAAGGCGATAAAATGGTCAAAACAAAGATCGTTCGCGACAGGCACAGCCTGTGGGTAACAGTTGGAACGCCGCCCATCCATCTTGCACGGGAAGAGGATAGGTTTGTATACTATGCTCCCGGCGAGGGTATTGACGGCATGACCTTCTGCTTTGCCAACGAAGAAGACATTGAAATCGAGGGAGATGACTGATGGCAACCATCGGCAAGATCAAGAAGAACAAGATGGAGGCGGCCAAGATGCGCCGCATCCTTCGTGGTGCGAAAAAGTTGGGTAGCCCGCTGCCCGGTTACGGCAAGAACACGGTCACAGCAGACGTAGAAAAACTCAAGGAGCAGGTCGAAATGATCATGCCCTACTGGAAGGGGAATAGCAATGTCTAAGACACAAGACTCATTAGCATTTGAGACTCGCGTCATCAGCGAGAACGAATCATCTAGCCTCTTTGCAGACTGGATTGGCGCCGATGCACTTGTGCTAACGCACATAAACGAAAGCACTAGTGAGGAAGCCGGTAGCATGACAGTTATCCGGATGACGTCAGAAGAGGCCAACAAATTGGTCAACTTTGTCTTCTTTTGCCTAATGAGGGAGAAGAAAAAGGAGATCCGAAAGAAGGGGTAGTCATCATGCGCAATTGTGCGCACTGCGGTACAGTAGTAAATCACACGCAAAAGCATTGTGATGATTGTAGTTATACTAAGTCTCCATGGCGTGTAGACAATGCGGCCTTAGAGAAAGCATGTGATGCTCTGGGAATCGTGCTTCCGGTCACCGTTATACAGGTTACCGACCGTGATGATCCGATTGGCCTTTATCATGTGCCACGTAAAGACAACAACGGTGAATTAGTCCACCCGGTCACAATCGTTGCTCGCCTGACACCCGAGGCGGCAAGTCGTTCCATCTGGCATGAGATTACTCATGCTGCGCAATGGGAGGACAACCCCGACTTTATTGAGACATACAACCTCATGAACGAGTCTGCAAAGAGAGTTGCCGAGCAAGAGGGTGTCGAATACACAGAGGTCTATCGTCTTATCCCATATGAGGTTGAGGCCAAGGCAAACGAGGGATACCATGATTCAATGTTTTCGCTTGCGCGTATCAATAAACGTGCTAGCATGAAGAAGATCAGAAACCATCATCGCATCATTAGTGTGAACAAAGGTGTTATTGTGAGAGGCTACGCTGCCAATGATATTGAACAACGTAATCGAAAGCGTATTGAAACCGCCGAAAGGATGTTGAACCGATGAAGTATTACAGTCAGCCGTGCAATGTATGCGGATCTATGATTGCGCATAGTGGTAAACGAGGCAGGCCGCGTGTGCATTGTGCCACGTGCCCGGCTCCGAAGATTGTCCGTGTACGTCCACCCGAATACGATAAAGATTGCGCACGATGCGGCGGCACGATCGTGAGGACGGGTGTCGCTGGTAGGCCTCCCAAGTTCTGCCGCTCCTGTGCCACCGCTATGGGTGCGACCATTGTTGATCACATCAACACCGCCTCAACGACACCCTTCTGATGAACAAGGATGTCAAGAAACTGCTAAGGTCGTTAGAGACCGAGGGACTACGTATCGAGCAAAGTCGACGAGGGTCTCATTTTAAGGTGTATGATGGCGATAGATACATCGTCACCATCTCAGCATCACCGTCTGATCATAGATGGATGATGAATGTTCGGAAGACGCTTGTAGCCTCTGGGTTTGTCAAGCGTCTAAAAACAGATAGCACGAATAAAAAGAGCGTCACAAATAAAGGAGAAAAACTGTGAGTGCAAACACTAAGAGGGGTCGCCCCTCTATGATCCCCACCTTCTTGGGTGCAATCAATCTTACCCCTGAGGGTATGCCTGTCATTCTGCAGGCTACGGCCAAGACTCCCGCTCTGGCCTACCATCATCGGCGCAACCTTGCCGAGAGCGGGATCGATGCTACGGTAGTCGCCCCCGGTCGGGTCAAGGTCGTGGGTAATGGCACGGTCACAAACAACAGCGAGTTTTATGCTCTTGTTGGTGTGGGCCGTTCGTTTGGTGTCTCTACCATCAGTGCAGACGCAGAAGTCGCGGTCAATTTTGCGACCGCTATTGTAAGCGTTTGATATAATCCACAAACCTCCGGGGGTTGTAATGCTCCCGGAGACCCGGCCCGTTCGTCTATCCGGGGACTCGCTCCCATCGTCTAGTGGCCTAGGACCCTGCCCTTTCATGGCAGATACCGGGGTTCGAATCCCCGTGGGAGTATTCACGAAAGGAGGTAGAAGAAATGGCTTATAACTTTACTGCCACAGTCAAGGTGGGCGTCGAAAACGCTGAAAACATCGAAGACGCTCGCTTTATCGTCAACAATGCCCTTGGTCTTATCGAGCATGAGACGGCAAACGATGGTCAGTTCACCGATGTTCAGATGAACATTGAGTTTGCTGAACTGACCGAAGCACAGAGCGTATAACGTACTAGCACCGCAGGTTCGCCCCCACGGCGGTCAGAACTAGTCACCGGGGGTGAGGGTTCAATTCCCTCAGGTGCTACTACACAACCACAGGCAAGAGAAAGGAGATTCCTTGTCTAGACCATTCAAGCATTTCGGTGCGCTTAGAAGCGGGAACGGCTTTGGTATTGCCGTAGATGATCTATCGACAGATGAGACAAGCAAGATTGCTGCTCGCCTGCGTGATCTCAAAAGAAATATTCGGGGTGTGAAAATGCACCCGAACTTCTACCCCCGTGGCGACAAGATGATTAGCGCTTGGGTTATTCCTGCCGAGCGTGAGGCAATTGAGCCAATGCTAGAGATCATCGAAGAGTATGGTTTCAAGCGTAACGCTTCTGCTGACCGGCTCATTGAGCAGATCCTGCAGGCTGAAGAAGAACGTCAGAAGCAGCAAGAAGAGAACCAGGAACTGTCTGTCGCCCAAGAGGGGCCGGACATTATTGTCCCCGGTTTGGCTGGATCACTCCGCAACTATCAGAAGGCTGCGGTTGACTGGATCGTTCGTAACCGTAGGGTCTACATAGGTGACGAGATGGGGACGGGCAAAACGCTCTGCGCTCTCGCTGCTGTGGCAGTGGAGCAGGCATACCCCGTTGTAGTCATCTGCCCCGCTTCAATCAAAATGGGTTGGGTTCGTCAGATAAATAGATTCTTTCCCTCCATTTCTAACGACTTGATCTTTGTCTGTTCGGGCCGCACGAGCAAAAGGATTCCCGGCAATACAAAAATTGTCATAATCAACTATGACATCCTTGCTGGTTGGGTCGCTGAGATCCAGCGCCTGAGATGTAAGGCCGTTGTTTTTGATGAGGCGCATTTCATTAAGAACGGTAAGTCCAAGCGGGCCAAAGCATCGGCGATCCTTGCCAGCCAGATAGAAATCAGGATTGCGATGTCGGGCACACCCCTGACAAACAGTCCAATCGACCTTATGTCTCAGTTGTCAATCATTGGCCGCCTCAATGAAATCACAGGCGGTAGAAACTGGACATTTGTTGAGCGCTATTGTAACCCTTCCTACAACGGTTACGGTTGGGACACCCGCGGAGCAAGTAATTTGTTCGAGTTGAATACTCGCCTGCGCAGGAGTGGCATCTTGATCCGTAGACGCAAAGAGGATGTCCTTACAGAACTGCCTCCGAAGGAGCGCATCTCCATTCCGCTGGAGATCACCAACCGCCCCGAGTATAATCGGGTTCGAGATGACATCGCTGTTTGGATTCGTTCGCAGGTTAATTCGGATCAAAAATTCAATGAGCATCTGTCTACTCTTACGCCGGTCGAGGCTCAAAACGCTTGGCAGCATGAGGTCGATGCAAAGGTCGCCCGTGCAAAGGCGGCAATTGCAATCACAAAACTCAACGCACTGCGTCAAGTATGTGCCCGTGGAAAGATCAATGCTGCGCTTGAATGGATCGACGACTTCCTCACATCTGACGAGAAACTCGTCCTGTTCTGCAGCCACCGCAACACAGTGGACATGGTGTGCAAACACCTTGGCCCCAAGGCCGTCCGTGTTGTGGGCGGCATGGGATCGGATGCAAGGCAGGCAGCAATCGACCGCTTCTCCGAGGACGACAGTGTTCGTGTTGTTGTCGCCAACATCGACGCCGCTGCCGAGGGGATCGACGGGTGGCAGCATGTCTGCTCCAACGTCGCCTTCCTTGAGTTGACGTGGACTCCGACTAAACACCACCAAGCCGAGGATCGTTGCCATCGCTCAGGGCAGGAGAATCCTGTTTCCTGCTACTACCTCATGGCTGCGGGGACAATTGATGAGTATCTGGCCGAATTGATCGACCACAAGCGTGCTATAATTTCTGCCGTGGTGGATGGGACACAAAAGGATGAAGAACACATCCTGTCTGATCTCCTCAACAGACTCTCCATGGGAGAGTTCTAATGTCCGGAATGGCCTATTTAAGCCATACTCCGGCACGATAATAAGAGACACCACCGAGCAGGGGGCGTAGCGAGACCGACAAGGGGCTGGAACCCAGCCTCAAAATCCTAACCGCAGAAGACGCCCGTCACGCAAAACCGTGTGACTAACCCCCGCTTGTGTCCGTTTCGTGGGGGGACCCAGAATGGGACGGTACAAGCAGGAGGTTGCCCGTGAAGGTACTACTAACATTTATCGCAGTGTTTATATGTTCGACAGTGGTTGCGACTGGGACAGCAACAGCGGGGATGGGGATTCCCAACCCGCACAAGAAGAAGATCCAAACGCAAAGGATGTACGCGTGCAACCATCGTCCGGCTCACTGGACGAAGGCTGAACTGGAGTGCGTCGTCCGCATTGGTTTTGGATCGCAGGCTGGTAACGCTATGCGGATCGTTTCGTGCGAGTCCGTGTGGAATCCGTATGCCGTCTCGAGGACTTCGGACTACGGATTGTTTCAGATCAACCGAACCTACAACTCAGAGGGGTGGAGGCTTGGAGCGAACATATTTGATCCTGTCTGGAACACAAGGATCGCGTATTACTTCTACAAAACGCGTGGCTGGAGCGACTGGACCTGCGCGAGAATAGTGGGTGTTTAAAATGATTAAGAAACTAATATTGGCTTTTGTTATTGTTATGCTAGTGGTGCCTACAGCATTGGCTCGTCCATTGCCGGAATATCGAGGAGGCATTAGGCACGGTAAACAGCACATGAGAATAGGAAAGATTGTCCCTAATTGGAGATTCTTTATCGCTATCGGTAGATGTGAGCAGCCCGCTCCAGCCGGTGCGAGTGGAAAGAGATACAAATGGGGTATTGACTGGCACCAAACGAGGAACGGAAGTTACCCCGGGGGCTTGGGTATTTGGGAACCCCTGTGGCATGAGAAAGGTATTGCTGGAACGGATATGGCTCCGACCGCAGATAGGGCGACACCACGTCAACAGATGATCCAAGCACAGAGGATCGTCAATCGTTACGGCGTGTATGCCTGGGGTTGTACAGGCGTTGCACTATCACAAGCACCATATCTTGATTTAAAGAAATAAATTGGTATAATAGGAGTCCCCGGTCAGCATCCGGGACGTAGACCGTCAGATGGTCGCGTCTCTACGCGGCCTGTGCTACCGTGTGAGGCGGTAGGCAAGCCGATAATTGCCGGGTGGGAACCGGGGCTCCTAACTAACCGATTCCCACATATTAATGAAAGAGGTTACTATGGGAATCATCGACGACGACAAATTTGATTATCTAAATTTTGATGACTTTGTTTTTGTGGATGAAAAAGAAACTGGAACTGTAAAATATTCTTGCCTTGAATTTATTGAAGCATTAAGAATGGCAAATAAAGCATGGTCTAATGGTGCTCCGTTTGATACAGATATCCGTATCGTTAGAGACGCTGTTGTTCATACTCCTGTGAGAATTGTTCATAAAGAGAACGTCACTATTGGTGGCAATGAAATGTATTGTCTCTGGGGATTGATTGAAGTGTTCAGTGTCCCCTATCCGATTGCTATAAGATTCTATGTATTTCGTGAAGAATATCATAACAATGTATTCACTTGGGCTATTGAGCAACCTACAAACAATATCTCTTTAGCAGCAATTGTTGAACTTTTTGAGCACCATGAGGAGAAGAACTGGGCTGACCTTCTCGATGGATAGCATTGAGGAATTCAAAGATGTGTCTTTTGATTTAGATAGCGGTATAAATTCTGTTATTCAAAAGATGTCTGATGTGCTTAATGGTGTGGACGTAAAACGTTGGAACACTTTACAGTCGAACTATAGTGACGTGTTCAAGAACATTGAAAACTCATCCAATGACAATAAAGACTTTCTCCTAGCCGATCTGTCTAGCGCTATTGATTTGTCGTGCCCTGAGGGCTGGCGCTTTGGTCAAGACGAGGAGTTCTCTGTGATCTACCGCTTCTGGTCCGAGGATCCCTCAAATGACTTTTTTGATAATTGACCGTAGCCCGCGCTCCATGTAGACTCCGTCTATGGAAAGGAGTGAGAACTTGGTCAAAGCCTTGGAGACGAAAGGCTATCCCTGTGGGGGGTGCCATTACATTCATGGAGAACTAAAAGACGCCGCCTATTGTTGTGCGTCTGATCGTCATCCACTTGTGTCGTGTTGGCGCTGCTATGTGTGTGGTGGCTTGTATAAATTTCGTATGCAAGCAGAGGGTTGCTGTTCAAGTAAAAAGAACTCAACGGAGTAGGAGAGGAGAGCGTGATATGAGTGAATTCAGTGGTAACGCGTGTCTTGCGGGAGACATTACCGTCGAGATCGGTAGTGCTTTCTCAGAGGCAATGATTGTTGCGTTTGAGGCCTGTGACGACCAGATGGATGCGCTATCCATGCTGCAGAAGAAGGAAGTTCTGGGCGCATGTATGACTGTATTTATAGACATGCGTGAACGTGTTCTAAGGATCCTTGAGTTGGATCTTATCGCAAGAGAGTGTGTTGGTGATACTAATAAATTGAGAGATTTCTTTGAGGATATTGGAGTCAACATGAATATCGAAGACGATAGGGTTGGCTTTGATGATTGATGTCCGTTTTGTTCGCTTAACAGACACCGCAGTTACACCGCACAAGGCGCATGAGTCTGATGCGGGTTATGATATCTGTGCTGACAACCATTACACAGCGAAACCCGGAGAGATGATTATCGTGTCCACCGGTATCTCTCTTGAGATGCCCAAAGATATCTGTGCGTTTGTTATGAGCCGTTCTGGTCTTGCGGCAAAGCATGGAGTGTTCGTGCTCAACGCACCCGGACTTGTAGACCCGGGCTACCGGGGCGAGGTTAGGGTCATCCTTTACAACGCGGGCAGCAAAGAGGTTTTGATCAGTCGTGGTGATCGTGTTGCCCAACTGTTCTTCAACTTCGTTATGGACATGCCCGAGGCTCTTGCGGAATTGCAGGTCGCAACTACGACTGATCGTGGAGAGAATGGTTTAGGATCCACGGGGATGGCATCTCTGATGGATGACGATGGCATTTATGGAGTCGCTGTCTAAAACGCATCCCGCGAGTGGCCAAATGGATCAAGGCAGCCGGTTTCTACCCGGCAGATTGCAGGTTCGAATCCTGCCTCGCGGACTTTTCTCGTATCAAATGTTTCGTAGTTGACAGTTATCTCCAACCCCGACTAGGGTGCGGTTAACACAAACCAAGGAGAGATATGAACCTTCCGCGAGTCCTCCCCATAGCACCTCTCATTCCTTGGATTAAGTCTTGCTCTGAAAGAGAGACTGCCGAAGCATTTGCTGCTCGTTGCGGCGTATCCGCAAAGCGCATCAACGACTTCACCGCAGGAAGAATCACAAGAGTCCAGTTTGACACCATAGATCGGATGATCTCAAAAGAGGGGAGCCGTTCAATTATCGACTTCTTTCCTGAGTACGATGATGATGTGGCCTTTGCTGAATGCGAGTTTGTTATCTCCGCACCACCTAGGGCTCGTAGGGGATGTGATGTTGAAAACTGCAATGAGGCTCATCACAGTAAGGGGATGTGCAACAGCCACTACCTCAAACTCAAGAGGGATCAGAAGAAAGAACTTGTTGCTTGACACATCGCACGATATGTGTGCTACAGTTCGACCAGTTCGCTGAACCATACCTTCCAAAGGAGAATAAAACATGAAGGTTAATATTAGTAAACAGAAGGCTGCGTATCTCGCAGTCAAGGCTTACCGGGGAGCAAACCCCGAAGCCATGCTGATCGAGGCCGTTAGAGCGGTTGCAGACAGCACGGATAGCACGGCGACGTCGGTTCGCTCTGCGTATTACACTCATGCGCACCGCAACAACGATCCGATCCGGCACAAGCACAAGAAGGCTCGTAAGGCTAAGGTTATTGTTATTGCAACGGCACCTGAGAAGAAGCCCGCAAATACCTCTATCGATCTCAATGTTATGATTGCTACGCTTCAGTATGCCGCTGATAAGATCTCGGCCCTTGAGGAGCGCAACCAGTTCCTTGAGAATCATAACCGCAAGATTCTTGATGGCATCAAGAGCCTAACCGTTTCTACCATCGTTTAAAGGAGATATAATGATGACAAGCAAGACCAACACCACCGGTGAGTGGACACAAGAATTGCTGATCCAGGCCGGATGCCTGTATCACAAGAAGTATGGGGAAGTGCCCACGCAGGCACATTTCTACCCCAATGGTGCTCGCAAGTCCAAGCGTGCGGATAAGGAAACCCTCGTCCAGCGCTTCAATGAGGATGCCTGCTGGCCATCTTCGGCTACGATTATCAAGCACTTTAGGTCGTTCGGTGCCTTCCAGCGCGCCTGCGGCTTTGAGCCGACCCGTTCGGCGGCTAACGCCTCCGAGAAGATCCAGCGTCTGCTGGACCTTCAGAACGAGATCGGTTCGTAAGAGATTTTCTCTTCACCATCCAATCCTCATAGGGGGGTTTTTCTTGCAACGTCGCAAAACCCCCCACTCCCTCAGAGCCGTCCCCTTCGGGGGGCGGCTCTCTTTTTGCCCCAATCGTTGAAATAATTAGTGTAATGCCATCGGATAAGAATAACTGGGTTGCTGTTCTACCATTCTCTGGTGAGCCAAAAGTTGTCACGGGCTATGAGCCGCACTTTGTCCTCTTGGAGCATCTTGCCCCCGAACTATCCCGCGAGGCCAACTACTGGGCTGCTGGTTTGCAGGCTCCGCCGTCAGACAAGGGGATCCTGGCACGCGGATACATCAACCATCTAAATCGTATTTGTTTTGAAGAGTGTCCGGGGAATCGGAACACGGTCTACGATGTTGTTCAAAACTATATGCAAAACAATAGAAGGACCGCAAAGACCAGCCCATTTTTTGAGGTAGACAATCTCCTGACGCTTTTTGTGACTAGGTCGATGAATGAACACATCCCAGACGAGCAAGATATCTTTGATGCTAAAAAATATGTCAAAAATATTGTGGACTGTCCCGCCGAAGAGATACGCGATTGCCTTAATGACATAATGGATGCAGAGAATCCCGTAGCGGCAATTCGACTTATGGAGGAGGTTGGAGCGCTTAAGATCATGCTCCCGGAGGTTGCCGAGAGCAAAGGGTTCTGGCAAAGGTACAAGAACACCTCCTCTGAACTGTTCCAGCACCTTCTCATTTGTTTGGACTACGTTGCCAAGCACAGCAACAACAGAAACCTTCGTTGGGCTGCATTTCTTCATGATATTGGGAAACTGAGATCTGTCTGGGTTGACGAGAAGGGTAGAACCCACTTTCACAAGGGTCCGGATGGTCAGGGTGGAGACCATGAGGAGGTCGGCCCAGACATGGTTAAAGAGATGTTTGATCGTCTGGGTGTGCCGGAGGAAGACACCAAAGAGGTTTGCTTCTTCATCCGCGAGCATATGTTTGATCACTTTGATAATAAAAAGGGTGCAAGAGAATTTATCGAAACAATGCACGGCGAAGAAAACGCATACGATATGTTGATCCTCAGGCTTGGGGATATTCAGAACAAGCCAAAGCAGAAGGATGCGGAAGAGGAGATCGAAGAGATGCGCAAATTGATCGCAAAGGTTGCCTATAAGGACACAGACTGGGAGAAGGTTGAAGAGGCCAGTTCTCTCATGATTATTCTTAAAGAATATGATATAATATAATTATGGTCAATCGAAAACCAGATGATGAACTGCAATTTGAGCAGGAAAACGGATCAAACTTCGTTTACTCGAAGATAGAGACCGGATCCAATCAGGAAGACCACTCACTAGAGAGAAAAATTGCTCAGAAAAAAGTCGATGAACTTTTGAGCATCAAGTCTGAGGACAGACAGAGTTCCTGCTGGTGCTACGATTGCAAATCAAAGCCGACCGTATGGGTGCGTGAAATTCAATTTGATATGCGTGGCGACAAGGTTGGGATTAACCAGCACGTCGTCAGCACCAGAGATTACGACGGCCCGATCCCGGGGTTTTGCTTTGCCCACCTAGTTGACGGCCCATCACAACTGGTCGAGGTTATTTATTGGGACCGTACAGAGATTTATCTAGGACTCCGTCCCCGTAAATGGTGGGTAATCTTTACCGATGGGACAAAGCAAGGTGGCCTCTGCGAAGTCCTCAATCCCGAGAACCTAAAGCCATCGACACTCGATTTACACATTAAATCTTCAACAACCTGAAAATTAATTACTAAGGACTTAGGAGAAAACCAAAACTATGGCTTACATTCTTTGGAATAGGGGAGAGCAGAGCCTCATCAACACGTGGCTTGGCAACTTCACCGCTGGAACAAATAGCGTTCCAGGCTCAACCGTTTATGTCGGTATGGGCGCAAAGACAGGCGGCGTTGGTGCCGACAAGACAGTCGGCAACGGCACATCCACGACAACGTCACTTGCTGAAATCGGTCAGACAAGCAACGGTGGCTACGCCCGTCAGGGTCTCAATCGCAACGCAGGCAGCACCAACGGCTGGCCCGCATGTTCGCTCTCTTCCGGTTCGTACCAGTCGACGGCACCACAGGTGACGTTTACATTTACAGGTACGCCAAACGTGAATGGGGCAACGCTCTGGTTCGTTGCGCTCAGCAATACGACCGGAACAGACGACTGCATTTTCGGCGCAGATCTTGCGGCTACACGCAACTTCTCAAACGGCGACACCGAAAGAATTACCATCACCTATCGTCAGACATAATGACTAGTAAAAAGTCTGAGAAAACTGTTGGCCCAATTTGTTGGACTGGCACAAAGTTCGTATCAATGCCCGAAGATGTCACAACACACGGCGCACTGACAGTAGAAGAAATTGAAAAACGACCAGAGATTATCTGGAACGACGAAACGAACAAATGGGAGTTTAAGTAATGGCGGGATCAAAATCCAATTATCTTTCAAAGGTAATTCTAAATCACGTTCTCGGTAATACCCCTTACACTGCCGCCGCCACCGTTTACGTCGGTCTCTGGACCACTGCTGGCTCATTGACTGATCCATCGGGTGGAACTGCAGCAAACGAAGTGAGTGCGTCTGGCACCGCCTACGGTCGCCAATCGCTCACCAACGACACAACCAATTGGCCAAACGCTACCGGCTCAACAACGGGTCTCAAGCAAAACGGTGTAGCAATCACATGGTCAACAGCAACAGCATCTTGGGGCATAATCAATCAGTTCGCCCTGCTTGATGCCGCGTCTTCTGGTAATATTCTTTATTGGGGCGACCTCACGACGCCAAAGTCCATCAGTACGGGTGACACGGCGAGTTTTTCTGCGGGTGCTTTAACAATTACAGAGAACTAACACCCACCGATCCACTCAACAGAGGATCGGCACGACCGCAGCCCCCAGTCCTTTTGGATTTGGGGGCTGTAGTTTTTTGTTTTTCCTTACGCTTAAATAGTGAACCCTAGAAGGATAAGATAAATGGCTGTTCTTAATCGTGGCGTCCAAGTAGTCTGGAACAACGAATCCACAGGAGCGTATGGTCCGACTGGTCCGACTGGTCCGACTGGTCCGAACGATGTATATGGCGCTTCCTCTTACGCCGTTGTTGGTGCACAAACAAACGTTGCTGTTCATATTGAAGTCGATGGTCCAACAACGATTTTGGTTGAAGCCGCTTATGCTGCGAATCGTTCGGCTGGTAGAAACTATAATCCCGGTCATGAAGACGCTCATCCTTACTACATATTGGGAGGGGCCCTTTCGTATGCCCTGACCGGGTTTGAGTTTGCCGCTGCCGGAAAAGCGACGATTGAACTCTCTCCTTACACGCCAAACTTCTTGCGCCTAACCAGCACCAATGATGTCACGGCAACGGCGGTTGTAGAAGTCGTAGGTTAGTCTGTATGACCTCTTTCCCGAGTAGTACAGCAAACAAGCCTTCTGGGATTGTTGTTGGTCAACTTATTGACCATAATCATGTGGGTCCCGCATGGGATGAAATAATTTCCATTGAGAACATCCTACTTGGGTCGACATCCCTTGGCGCATCTGGTTTAACAATAAACTCAGATGTCGGTACTGCTGCGCTAACCATTTCTCAGGGCCAGTTGTCCATAATGGATACGGGCTCAATGGGTGGCATCATGCTAGGCGGAGGTGTTTCTCTATACAGTGGGACCGGTGGTGTTTTAGAGACAGCCGAGCAACTGTCTTTGCCGACACAGGGCCCCTTGGGTGGTATTGCTATTGGCACAGACACCTATCTATACCGCCCTACAACCGAACCAGTTATTGAATCTATAAACACATTCTCCTCAGTTGGATCTGTATCAACCGATCTGGTATTTCAGGGTAAGGTCGACGGGGACACTTATAACCGACTTTCTGTACAGGCAGACGGCCAGATTCTTTGGGGGTCTGGAAGCGGTTCTACTGACGCCTCTATATACAGATCAAGTCCTGGTCAGTTAACAATTAGCGCAACAACAAGCATCAGCGGAGATCTTGCTGTGACGAGCGCGATAACATCTGGCGGGACGCCAGTTGTTCTCAGCACAAATGCAGCGCTCACAAATTCCAGAACACCAACGGGCCCAGCAGGCGGCGATCTTGCAGGATCCTATCCCAATCCCACCCTTGCGTCTTTGACTGGCCCAACCGGGACCTACGCTTCGGTCACAATCGATTCTAAGGGTCGCGTTACTGCTGGCTCTAACCCAGCGTATGTTGCTGATGTCTCTGGAACAAGCGGGAGAATATCTTTGGCCACAGGGCCCTCTGGCCCAACGGGGTCCGTTGTGGCAACGTTCGACCTCGCTTCAAATATTGTTAGCACGGGTGCTGGCACATATAAGTCAGTAACGGTTGATACTTACGGACGAGTTACGTCGGGAACAAACCCGAATACGCTTGCCCTGTATGGAATCAACGACGCTCAACCGCTAGACAGCACAGGCATCCTTGCCTCCATCCCAAGTCTTGCGGGAACAGGATTCATCGTCAAGACGGCGACTGGAACAACATCGACAGCAAGCATTGCCACAGCAAGTTCTGCAAGAATTACCGTATCAAATGGCAGTGGAGTGTCTGGCAACCCAACACTTGATCTAGCCTCTGGTGTAATCTCAAGCACAGGAACATACAGATCTGTGACTGTTGACACCTACGGGCGCGTCACGGCAGGAACTAACCCGACAACGCTATCTGGTTATGGGATCACCGACGCGGTAAGCAGTTCCTCTGTAATCGTCTCTAGTGTTACGGGGCCAAGCGGAAGAGTTGTGGCGTCTGTTAGTGGACCAACCGGGTCCAATGCCATTACTCTTGAACTTGGAACAACCGGAACTGCTGGAACGTACAACTCTGTTACCACCGATGCTTATGGTCGCGTTACCAATGGCTCAACTTCCCTTTTGGTCGCCAGTGTTACGGGTCCAAACCGTTTGTTGTTTAGCGTCACGGGACCAACGGGTTCAAACGCCGTATCAATCGATCTACCAACGGGTGTCGCTTCTGCTGGGACATATCAGTCTGTTGTCGTTGACACATATGGTCGAGTAACATCAGGCAGCAATCCAACAACGCTAGTCGCTCATAACATTGTTGATCAAATTGTGACTAGCGTCACGGGTCCAAGTAGTCAGTTAACGTTTAGCGTTACTGGTCCCACCACGGCCAATGCGATAACTGTTGGCTTACCAACAACGGGAACATCTGGAACGTATAACTCTGTAACAACAGATGCCTACGGTCGTGTTACCGCCGGATCTAATCCAACGTATATCGCTGGAGTTGCCGGAACAAGCGGAAGAGTTTCTCTTTCGACCGGACCGTCGGGACCAACAGGATCCGTTCTGTCCACAATAGATCTTGCTTCTAATGTCATATCTAGCACTGGCACATATAGATCTGTGACCGTTGACACCTACGGACGTGTGACGGCGGGAACAAATCCAACAACGCTGTCTGGCTACGGAATCACTGACGCCGTTAATAATTCATCTGTTATTGTCTCTAGTGTCACGGGTCCAAGCGGACAACTGACGTTCTCGGTGTCCGGACCAACTGGTGCAAACGCTATTACTGTTGGTTTGCAAACAACCGGAGCGGCTGGAACCTACAATTCCGTTACAACAGACACATACGGTCGTGTTACATCCGGATCTAATTCAATTTATGTTGCCGGAGTGTCCGGGACAAGCGGAAGAATATCTCTTGCTACTGGTCCGTCTGGTCCAACAGGATCTGTGCTTGCGACTCTTGATCTTTCTACTGCGGGAACGGCTGGCACATACACATCCGTCACAACAGACGCGTACGGTCGCGTTACGTCAGGGTCTAACCCAACACCAAGCAAGGCAACAAACGTTGCGGGTGGTCTTGCCGGTCAGATTCACTATCAGTCTTCCGCAGACACTACAGCGTTCTTAGCAACGGGACCGACAGGATCTGTTCTTACATCGTTTGGCGGAGCCACCGGACCGATCTGGTCAACAACGCTCTCCAATGTTAACGTTGTTGGACCAACAGAAACCTTTGCAACCACTACTGGACTCACGGGTCCTGTCAATTTTGACGCAAAGACCCAGTCGGTTGTGTACGCAAACAACAATGCAACTGCAAATTGGTGGCTCAATGTTCGCGGCAATTCGACAACAACCTTAAGTTCATTGCTTTCGGTTGGGCAAGCAATCACAATCTCTGTTTTGAGTCAGAATGGATCTTCTGCCTACTACCCAACTGGACCATCGGGACCAATTGCAATTGACGGTGTGGGCGTAACTCCGAAATGGTTTACCGGAACAGCACCAACAAGTGGCAATGCTAACTCAACAGATGTGTATACTTTTACAATTATGAAGACAGCGGCAACTCCCACGTATACGGTTCTTGCTTCTACGGCTAAGTTCGCTTAAGGGTTAATGTAATGCCAATTCGTTCTAGTTTAGGTGGACTATCAGTAAGAGGATTCTTTCCCGGTGCTGGTCTACCGGGAGCACCTACTGGTTTAACTATCACTAGTGAAACTGTCAGGTCAACCTCTACTCTTAATTTTTCTTGGACTGCCCCCGTCAATAATGGTGGTTCTCCTGTTACCTCTTATACCATTACTTCTTCTCCGGGCGGTTTGACGGGAACCAGTGCGACTACTACAGGGAGTGTTGCTGGTTTAACGGGTGGTACTGCTTATACGTTTACTGTTAAAGCGAATAATATTGTTGGTCGTGGTGCTGCTTCTACGGCTACGAGTTCTTATACTATGTGGTCTGCTTCTGGTGGCACTCCTACTGTTGTCGGTGGTTATCGTTATCATGTGTTTACTGCTAATGATACCTTTACTGTTTCTGCAACAAGTAGTAATACTGTTGGTATTTTTGTCCTTGCGGGTGGTGGCGGTGGTGGCGGCGATTCTGGTTATGACTATGATGGCGGCGGTGGTGGTGGTGCTGCCGGTTCTATTTATGGTAATGGTGTTCAGAATATTTCTCAAGGTGCTGGCGCTGTTGGCATTACTGTTGGGGGTGGTGGTGGCGGTGGTACTGCAGATAATGGCGGCGGAGTAGCAGGTTCAGGTTCTGGGGGTGGTCCTTCTTATTATGGCGGTAATGGTGCTGCCGGAGGTGGCGGAGGTCAAGGCGGTCTTAATCAAGTTTGGGGCGGTAATGGCGGCAGTAACACTTATTATGGTGGTGGTAGTGGTAGTAATGGCACTGGTGCTCCCGGCGGTGGTGCTGGTGCTCAGGGCACGGGCGGAAACAGTACTGGAAGCAACCTACTGAACGGTATCGGTGGCGTCGGCGGTGCTGGTTATAATCTAGGATCTGTATGGTCTGGTAGTGGTTACGGCACTTATGGTACTGGTGGTAATGCTGCTGCTGCAACTTATGGAGATGGTGGCGCTCAAGGCTATGGTTATGGTAATGATGGCGGGTCCGGTGCTCAAGGAATTGTAATTGTACGATATCAATGGTAAAAGCAACAAAACAGACTCAACCCCTTACTTAAAGATTAACATGAACTATCTAGGTCTGACTGTCTTCGCCGGTAACACACCCGGCCTCATTCTTGATTTTGATTCGGCCACAAAAGAATACACCGTAGAGTTTACCGACGGTCGTGTGGTTAAGACCGCAAAGGTCTTCTGGGACAAGACAATTCCATCCGAACCAGACATTGCTTTCTACCGCCAGTCGTCCGTAGGTAACGGCGAACGGCTAGTCTACGACCCAGAGATTGGTTGGGATGTTGTTAGCGCAGCAGAGGACGGTATCGACATTGTTAGCGAACCGTCCGATCTTAACGAATGGGTCGACGATTACACAGAGGATTCTGATTCGACAGACGTTGAGGCGCACTCCGACATGGAGAGCAAGTTGGACGAAGTCCTAGATATCCTCCATGACATGGACGAGCGCGGCGATCTTGACAAAGAAGAGGACAACGCTATCGAAGACGTTGACCACGATGCTACAGAAGATTCCTACTGGGATCGCACACTCAAACCCAACCCAATGGCAATGGATAATGAGTTTGGATCTGGAGAGTATAACGAGCGCAATGATGGTGCGCTCCCGGGTGGTCGCGCAATGTCGGCCAAGGTCGCAAAGGACTGTGGATGCTGGGACGGCTATAAGCGCGTACCCGGTACAAAGCCTTGCGCCCCCGGTTCTTGCGAAAAGTGCGATGCTGGTCGTAAAGAGGCTGCCGCAAAGAAAAAGCAGAGCCCCGAAGAAGCAGTTAAGAAAGTCAACAAGGTTCCCCCTGCGGGCGTTCGCGCTGCCGCTAAGCGTGGCTTGAAGTATTATGCTGAGGGAAAGGCTGGCGATGGTTTCGAGGCCGCTACTGCTGCTCGCGCTCGCAAGATTGCAGCCGGTGAAGAACTAACCGAAGAACACATCAATCGCATGCACTCGTTCTTTGAGCGTCACGCTGGTGGTCGCTCTAAGAAAGCCAAGCCCGGCGAGATCACAGCATGGGATGTTGCATGGCTTTGCTGGGGTGGAGACGCTGGTCGCTCATGGGCGGCCAAAGTTGACGCTCAACTGCACAAAGCACGTCATCCCAACGCCAAAGGCAAGCATTCTGCCGACGCCGGGGCCGGTGTATTCGACATTGTAAACAACGAAGACGACACAGATCACATGCGCTCTGATATTGGAGGCAACTCAAATGTACGACATGCCGAGGGTGAGGTCGAGAAGAACATGGATGACGGTGGCCTACACGATCAAGAGGGAAACCCAGAGATGAGGGGCCTTGGTTCGGATGATGCAGAGCCAGAAGCCAAGGGCGTGAAGTTTCCAGAGATGCCGGAAGAGGTTATCGACACCCTTCTAAACAATGACGACTTCAAGCAACTCATTCATGAGAACATTGTTGACTATTTGGAGAACGATGAGGATATTGCTCGTCATTCCCACGTGAGAGATGAGAACGAGTGGGAGGACGCACGTCTTTCCTCTTTCAAATTCTCTTGCCCCAAATGTTCCGACCCTCTAATTGACAGCATGTGCCACTGCTGCGGTGAAGACCGTAGCGAATACGTCAGACAGGCCAATAGCCTAGCGCGTATTGCTAAGACGTTTGCGCCTTATGCTGAGGAACTCGGCTCTCTTTTTGGTGAGGCCCTTGCCAACCAGAAGACATCGGTGACCGAGCCGAGCGAAGACATCTTCGCTGTCCACCTCCATGGCCAAGACTCTGATCCCAGTATTGGTGGCACCGGTGGATACAATGCTGAACATGGCGACTCGCCAGAACTCCTTAAAGATATCGTTGGCGAAAATTCTGGCTGGATTGATGCAACCCCCGAAGATGACGAGAAGGCTGCATCTGACCCAGAAAAGGTTGTCGCCGAGGGTATTGACGGTGCGCTTAAGGGTGTTGATTCCGAGAAGGTTCAAAAGGTTGTTGAGATGGCGGAGAAGATCTTTAGTGTTCTTCTTGGCGATAAATTCAAAGATAAAAATATGGAAGCGAAAAAGAAACAGTCGTTTGCCGCACCCATGCCACCTGGACAGACCATGCAGTCTGATCAGCAGCAGTCGATTCTCCATGCTGATGACTACACAATGGCAACAACGGCTGATGGTAGAAGTGTTTTTATTCCAAAAACAATGCTCAATCAAAATCCGCAAACCGCCCCTATGGGAGAGGCGCAGACCACACCGATGGCCTATGTGCCGCAGACATCCGAGATTGCCTATGCACAACCTGGCACCAACACACCTCAGGCCCCATCACCTATCCAGGGTCGTGCCGAACAGGGCATTGTTGGACAGATTGGTCAGCAAATCCAGGCCGCAATCAGCGAGGAACCCGCAGAGTTTGATGCTTACGAGGACCTCGGTCCAGACGCCAACCTTAGCCTAAACCCCGAGGTTGAAGACGACATGGAGGCAAAGCAGGAAGATATCGTAGATATTGACGGCGATCCCCTTGAGATCGGTGCCGTCTATCAGGTGTTTTCTGGTCAAGATCAAGAGCCTGACATTGTTGAGGTTGTTGACTACACCCCAGAGCATGTGTCACTTAAGAGAATTGATTCCGCTTTCCCCGAAGAGGGCGATGAACCCTATGAGGTTACGATCGAAGAATTCAATGTCAATGACATGAGGTTTGATAGACGCAATAGTATTCATCCTAATGAGATTGACGAGGATTCTATTAACGATCCCCTCGATGGAACTCCTGAGACAATGGATGATGCTGGGCCGGGTCAAAATGATATGGTTGGAGAAACAGATCTCAGCACCGGCAGAAAGGCCAGCACAGAGCACATCGCCGGTCGTCACTATCTGCCGAACCAGCAAAAAGATTTTGTCAACGAGCGGGGGAAAGCACGCAACCTAGATAAATTGGTGCTTGAGGGTACACACTATCTTGATGGCGAAGTTACTGCCAACGATAGTTTTGATGACAACTTTCTGTTTGGTGTCTAATGAGAAATTCTAAAAAGGGCAGACTAAAGGTTTGGGATCGAGCCCAGGACTCTTTTATTGGTGACGATCTTGTATTTAACTTTGACACCATTGATGCAATTATTGGTGGACCCAACGGGTATGCCGGGTCAAGCGGAAATTCTTACACGGGGTCAGCCTCAACCTGGCTTGGAAACAACGATGTCATTGCAACCTCCGCAAGCACAAAATATCCGGGCACAACTAACGGTGGGTACCAAAACCAGGTCGGAAAAAGAAGCCTCTATTCGGTTGTCTCTGGGCTGAACTACAACGATGTGCCTCTCGGCACGATCATTCAATGGTGGAGGCCTACAAGAGATATTGGAATCCCCGACGGCTGGCAGCCGTGCGATGGCTCCACTATCGCTCAGGCCAACCACTCGTTCCCTCTACCGGGACCCATTACCGTTCCGGATCTAAGAAACAAAATGGTTATTGGTGCGGATGCTACCGTGCCAGGCATCAAGGCATTCAATGGTTATGCGCTTGATGCTAATGCTCAACCAGCACTGAACCAAAACAACCTTTGGACGAGTGGCGCACCCAAGGCGGCCGGTCAGGCATTTGCTCCCGGTATTGGTTATGACTCAGGCCTTGAGTCGCCCAACAGTTTGACAGGTAGCAATGTTGAAAAGCCAATAAACCATTATCACGATGGCGGCCTCCTCCATATTCAAAACCACTATCATGATATACAGCACACTCATACCGTCAAATCTCATACTCATTCGATTCAAAGTCATACTCATGTTCATTCTCATGTTCATCTAACACCAAATCATGTTCATAATTTTAATCAATCTAGCGATATAACAACGAGACCGGCCCCGTGGGGCCAGGAATATTTTACACGTGTAAAACCCTCCTCACAAGCGGGAGATCCGTTTGTTGCAAACACAACTCACGTCCATGGCGCAGATCTAAAGGGTGCGGGCAAAACTGGCGATAGAGACCCGATAGGCTGGTCAAGCGAGCACGGGCTTTATCCGAATGGGGGCGCTAGTGATCCATGGCCATATGCGGGAAATAATCCAGCAGGATTAACATTTCCTGGTAGTTATACATACTCAAACGTAACAAGTAAACCCACCCTGGCTCAGGCAACATCAACAACATTTGTCGGACACAACCTCAACGAAACAACAGATGTTGGAAGAATTACAGGCACCCCATACGAGTTAATTATCACAGGGCCCTCTGGCGATCAATCCACTAATACGTTAAAAGACAACAGTGGTAGGATGAGTGGTCAGGTAAATGGTGATATAATAGAACAAAACGGTGTCAAGATTGCTGATCAGATGAAGGTCACCGGTCTTACCGGAAATTCTGGTCAGGCTCCAATAAACACTAGACCACAATATGTTGGCCTGCTTTATCTCATTAAAGTCAAGGTTTCCACGAACGTAATTTAAGAGGAAAATGTTTTGGAAGAATTAATTCTTAAAAGAGCCGCGAATATTACAAGCGCTGATGCACTTGATGAGATTAACTCTGTCTATCCTGATGCGGAGATCCTCTCATTCAGAAGAGTCAAGGAAGCCGGTAACGATTCCGACTTCTTTGTCACACGCATTCGTGTTGCCTACATTGCAGAGGATGGCAATGACGTTGTGGTCGAAGACGAAGAGCATGAGAAGACCGAAGAAGATAAGATGAATCGCATTCTTGATCTCCTCAAAGAGATCAAAAATGACGTTGATAGTATCAGTGAAGAAAAGAATAGTGCTCCGGGCGAGAGAGATATTGAAATCAACGATCTTGATCAAGAGAAGCCCTTAGTCAGTGTTCTGGACAAAGAGGAGGAGGATGACCTGACGCCACTTCCTGATCCCAAACAGCCACCGTATGGTCTATCTGAACAGATGGGGGTCGTTTCGTCCCTGACCGTTTCCCGTGAGGCGAATGTTTTGAAAAGTGTTGCGAGGCTGGAACTTATAAGAGAGTTTTCACCGCAATATAAAATTGCGAGCATTGAAGAAAAAGGTGGCTTTTATTTCGCCACCCTTAAAACCTCAGCAACAGAGCGTGACGAAGAAGCACGTGACATTCTGGTTCCCAGGGCTGAGGTTGCTGAAACCGGAACGTCAAACGATGAGGACGGACTAGAGACAGAGATGGTCGGAGGAGAGCCTGCGGAAAACAGGAAAAGAGATGATAAGGACAAGGATGAACCCCGCAAAGATATGAAAGGGATCAGCCCCTACGCGGAGTCAAGACCTGGTTTCTCCATGAGACAAAAAGTTCCCAACGAAATCCTCAAGAAGATTAAAAAGTTTGTTGACGAAGAAGAGGCGTACGGAAAAGAAACCAACACGGATGTTTCGTTTAAAATCAGAGCATTTCTTGATGAACTTGGAGTGAGACTTGAACAAGACAAAACCGGGGAGTCTGTAATTAGTTTAACACCCTATCAGGAAAACCCAACATGGGTGGACCCCGAAGAGGGTCCGAGCAAACGGCCGGATGCGAGACCGGCAATTACGGGAATCCGAAGTATTAAGCCCGAGGGCATGGCAACCCACATAGATGAACTTGCAAAGTTGCGCGGGTTCTCAAGATACAAGCATGGTCAGAACTGGATGACTCGCTCATTGGAGGCCGTTGGTAGAGGGTATAAGGAGAATGGTCGCGGTCCAATTGACTGGTATCGCGGCGCAAGAACACCAGGCAATCCCGCCGCTGCGCTTCCACGTCAGCGCCAGGACGACCTAGGATCTAACGTCTCTCCAACACAGAACAACCTAGAGGCAGAACAAGAGCCAATGGCGGGACAAGAGCAACTTGAATCAGATTGGAATCGCTGGGAATAATGATTACTAAATTTGCCAAAGCAGAAATTCTAGACTTTAGAACCAGCGCCAGCCGAACTGAGAATGCCAGCCTTGAGAAGTTTGCTTCTATCGGCGACAAGACCAACTACCGCCTAGAGGACGGCTACATCTACACCAAGGTGCGGGCCATCTCTAGCCGTGTAAATAAAAACAATGATGGATGGCCCTCAGAAGAACTGGCAAAAGCATATAACACATTTATTGGCAAGCCTATCTTTGTTGACCACAATAACAGCGACCCGACCCGCGCTCGTGGCGTTGTTGTTGATGCCCGCCTTCATATTGATGACGATTTACAGAAGGCATCAGCGCTCGATCCCTACTATGCTACCGCTCCCGACAACCACAAGCCACCAACATGGATTGAACTACTGCTAGAGACGGATGCTCGTCAGTTCCCCAAACTGGCTCAGGCAATCATCTCTGGTGACATTGACTCAGTGTCAATGGGCGCTAACGTCGAGCGCACCCAGTGCAACATCTGTAGCAACTGGGCCACAAGCGTCCAAGAGTATTGCGACCATATTAAGAGCAAGGGTGCTTCGTTTGATTTTTTTGAGTCCAGCACGGGAAGCAGGAGCAGTCGTAAGTCTTACGAGGACTGCTACGACGTTCACTTCTTTGAGATCTCCTACGTGTTTGATCCTGCCGACAGCACCGCTTTAGTGCTTGACAAGATCTCAAAAGCGAAAACCGCTCTCATCCATGAGCATCATCCCGCCGAAACCAAAAAGGATACGACGCCACAGTCGGATCTAGTGAAGGTCCCCGATGAGGTTGATACGCTTCGCCAAGAGAAGCCCTGCCCTCAGTGCGGTAACGATATGGCAAGCGGCCAGTGTGAGGTCTGCGGTTACGACCAACCGGCCGATGTAAATCTTGATGAGAATCAACCGCCACAAAGCCTCTCGGATCCAGATATAGATCAGGCTCGTCAGAATCTTTCTGAACTTAGTCCAAACCCGGATATGGTTCCCGGTCCAAACTCTGGCGAAATGGTTCCAAATTCCCCGTCCGGTCTTCCAAGCCCGGCTATTAAGGGCGGGCCGTCCGCAGGTAGTGCCTTTGACAATCCAGGTGGTGGATTTGGTGGGGGCGGTGCGGGTATTGGTACTTTTGCTACTGTAAAAGATACTAATACAAAAGTTGTAAATAGCGAGTGGGAAATTGTTAAAGACGCCGGTCTGCTAACAAGAGTTGAAAAACCAACTCTACCTCCCAATCGTATTACAAACGATAAGGTTGTAAACCCTAAAACACTGAAGAATCCACAGAAACCTGTCGAATCGAATACGAAGGAAATCCAAAATATGAGCGAACAAGACAAACTCAGTCAGGCCCTCAGTAATCTAGAAGACTACCTGTCCTCTAAGACTGCTGCTGAGCCCGTATGGAGCGATGGGCATACCGAGCATCAAGATCCCGAGATGGCTGTTGACGCTGGTCCTGCCCCCGCCACAATGACATTCCCTGACGAAGGTCAGGAGGATCCAGTTACTTCCGAAGTAGGCTCTGCTGGTCAGGGCCCAATTGGTGTTGCTGCCTCCGTACATGAGTCTGGCGAAATGCCTGATTTCATTAAGAAAAAGATGGAGGATAAGAAAATGAAGGAAGAAGACGAAGAGGGCGAAAACAAGAAGTCCGAAGAGTCTGAGGAAAAAGAAGAGAAAGAAGAGAAGGACGAGAAGAAGAAGTCGGCCGCCAGCGACGAAGACGACGACACCTGCAAGGAATGCGGTAAGAAGCCCTGCAAGTGCGACGATAAGGACGACGAGAAGGAAGAAAAGAAGGACAAGAAGGAAAAGGCATCTAAGAAGATGGCCGGTGTCCTTGGCATTAAGCGCAACCAGGTCCTGGCCATGCTCGATGCCGCTGGTACTGATCTCGTTCTTGATGTTGTAGAAGAGATGCTCTTCGACACTAAGGCCGTCAAGAAGGCCCGTAAGGAGGCCGCCGCAAGCGGTGTCACTGCTCCTGGTGCTGAAGCCCAGGATCGTGTCTCCGTTGACGCACCGCTTCTCGAAGAGGTTGGTGATCACACCAAAACGTTTGGTTCAGACGACTTCCATGTCGGTGACCCAATCACAAGTGAGAACGCTAACAGCCTTGGTGGTCCCATTGGCACCGCCTTCTCAAGTGAAGATGATGTTCGTTCACACATCTTCCGTTCGCTCAAGATCGCTGAGACCGAGATTCAACTTGGCCTCATCGAAGAGGGTGACAAGTTCGAGCGGGCTGCTTCCCTAGAGAAGGAGTCGTCTCAGGAACTAGATGCTCGCGAAGAGACGCTAGTCCGTGTGAAGAAGAGTTCGGTCCGTACGGCCTCTAAAAAGGTTGCCGGTCGTGTTCCTTCACTAAAGACAGCCAACTTCCAGACACATTCTTCAACGGTTGTTTCATCGGAAGAAACCGATGACTCATCCCTATTCATGTAAGTTTAAATAAAAGAAAACAGGAGATAATTCCAACATGCTAAGACTACAAAATCTTGCAAACGTCAATCGCCGTCGCACTCTGCGCGCTCTTTACGCTCAGACACAGGGTTACCCCTACGCGGTTGCGCTTGATCCCTCGTTCGACCGCACACAGACCAACCCGTTTGACGATTCTGATCACGCTGGCAAGGCTGCAATTTGGCCCGGTATGGTTGCTCTAAAGACCGTTGGCGAGACAGTTCGCCCGCAGTGCGCAGCACAGTACAACGACGACGACGGCACACAAGAAGGCGCTCGTCGTGCATTCGGTCTTTTTGCCAACTTCGTTGGTGGCGAACTAAATGAAATCGGCACAGACGGTACCCGCCCCGGCGGTTCCGAAGTCGGTGTCTGGCGCGGTGTTGGCTCGGTCTACGAAGTCCTCGCCCCAGTGTTCGACGACAGCGGTCTTTCCGCTGAAGCCGCAGACGAAGACGGCACAGCGTCGAACGAGATCTACATGACCGGTAACGAAGAGTCTGGTCGCCTTTACTGGGACAACAGTGCTCGTCCCGGCATAGATTGGCACAACTCGACAGCACGTCTAGTCAAGCGCCTTTCAGACAAAGCCATCATCATCGAACTTCTCGTCTAATATAAGAACAGGAATATAATTAACTATGAGCCTAGTAACAGCCAGAAAAGCGGTCTCCAGTGCTGAATACGAGCAGAAGTTGGCGAACCTTCCGAAGTTGACATCTTCGCAGAAGAAGGAACGTCTCGCTCAGATTCTCGCTGACAAGACCAACGCGATGCAACGCATCGGTCAAGGTATGATCGGCCCAATCCAGATCCGTCTTCGCTACGAAGGCATTGTCCGCAATGTCCTCGTCGAAGATACTCTCGAACGCGGTCCCCTCATGCCTTACGACATCCTTGACGATCTCGGCATGGCGTATGTCCTTAACCAGACAGACGCCGAAGTCAAGGTTCAGGTTTTTGAAGGCAAGCAAGCCTTCCCGAACCTCTTCCGCATCGCGGCATTCCCGCGTGTGCGTAAGGAAGATCTTTACTACCTACGCGTTAACGCCATTGAGTACGCTCAGGACGAATCGCGTCAGGCCATCCAGAAGCAGGAAGATTATCGTCTAATCCTGCTCCTAGAATCCGCCATTACCGATTACGGTACGGCTGGCCTCAACCCCGTCGGTGGTGTCCAGACAGGCATCTCGCAGGGTCCAGGCGGCTACGAGAGAGAGAAGACCGTTCTTGTCGGTGCTGGTTCTCCTCTTGAGCCAGTGGACTTCTACTCTGCCGTTTCGATGGTCGAGATTGAACAACTAGAGGCTAAGCGTATGCTCATGCATCCGCAGGACATGCGTGACCTCTACACATGGGACGTCAACATGACGGGTTGGGCCTTCAAGGACAAGGTCGTCAACGGCGAATCCATCACCCAGTTCGGTGAGTTCCAACTCATGAAGTCAGTCATTGTTCCTCAGGGCGAGATCTTCCTTGCTGCTGAGCCGAATTATGTCGGCGTCTTCCCCGTCATGTACTCTCTTGACGTGGAAGAGAACCATCAGGTCGAGCAGTTCTACAAGGGCTTCGTCATGGACGAACTCGTGGGCATGCTCGTGCTTAACGCTCGTGGTCTTGCTCGTATCCTCAAGTCGGATGCGCATCAGAACTCGGGTGTCATCACCAACATCGCAGAGCGCGGTCTTTACTCGTAATCTTTACGAGTCAGAGTTCGGAGAACAGGGTCGGGGCTTATGCCTCGGCCCTTTTCTTTTGGTCGACAACTCAACTTAATAGTTATAATGCCATTCAAATTTGAAACAGCAAATGAACGATGGTCTGAATACAAAGAGTCCGCAGAGCACCCCCTCTTGAAAAATCCTGACTGGCCCAGAGAGTGGGCACCGGGAGAAGGCGGCTGGTACGGCGATAGTCCGTATAATAAAAGTCCGGAATCCCAAGACGCTTCAATGAAGCGTAAATTTATGCTCCAGATCCAGCAAAAAATTGAAACACTTAGCGGTGCAGAACTGCAAAAGTTAAACAACATGCTCTATAAAGAATTTAGAAGATAGTAATATCTGCTAAAATAAAATAGCCATGCTCCCTAGAATACTCTAGGGGCAGTCACATTAGGAGAACATCATGGCGACCAAGACAAAAAAGATTATTAGAAATCTTCATGCAGTACCCGTGAACCTGCGCTTTGGTTCAAGCAAAGATCCGTATCACATCACCCTCCAGCGTCGTGGACAGAGCGGTGATTGGGTTGAAGTACCCGCTGATATCACAGATCATCCAGCATTTGGCCGCAACATAGGCCTATCGTTTGAGATCATCTCGTCTGCTGAGGCTAAGAAGATCCAGTACGGTGAGCGTGCCGCAAAGACGGCCATGGAGACCGACTTGGCATTCAAACTAGAGCGCATGTCTGACCAGTCCAAAACTGTTGGGCTTGTCAATGCTGAGAAAAGATCTACCTGGAATGACATCCGCACTGGCGACACGAACCCCATGCGTTCGAATGCCGTTGGCACCGTGGAAAATCCAGTTCCTGCAGACCGCACCGGAGAGCCCGCGGCCCCTGCTGTATCACCTGATCTCCCCGTTTTTGGCGGCGTAGAAAAAAGGTAAGCAATAATAGTTGGGGGCCGCCTCTTTTTGAGGCGGTCCCTTTCTATTAATATATGAGATGTCATTTGGCTACGAGCGACAAAAGCGTGTATTCATAAATGATACCGCACTTCTTGAAGCATATATATATGAAGCAGATGATGAGACACTAATTCCCCTGACTGCCATTAGGCAAGTCCTCTTCACTATCAAGAAGCCATCTGAGACCGTCCCCGCTATTACAAACGATCCTGGGACTGTTGTCGCCGACGGCCATGCGCAGTATCTAGTTGACTCTTCGCAGATAACAGAGCCCGGAGAATATCTCGCAACTGCCCAGTTCGTTCTGAGTAACGGCGAGAGACGAACAATCATCGTTGACTTTGACGCTATTGATCCATTTGAGTCCACTGGTGCCAGCCCCATTGATCCGTGGGTTGATATGGCCTGGAGAAAACTTGAGGATTGTTTTGATTCTGAGATTGGTGGCCCATGGCTGAGAGACATGACAATGGCTCGCTTTGACAAGTCGAAGATGAGATCCCTTGTCCCAGAAGTCTTGCTTGATATCAATGTCCAGCAGCCGATTACCGCATTCACAGATAGCAGTTTCCCACTTGATCATAACGGCGGCGCCCTATTGTCTCATGGAATTTTGATTTCCACAATCAGACATCTTGTGAGATCGTACTCCGAGCAGCCGGATGTTGACAATTCTCCTGTCGGTTATCTAGATAGAAGAAGATATCAGGAAACTTGGCTTAAGGTTCTGGAAGTTGAGGACAAGCAATACCGTCGCGTCTTAACGCTATGGAAGCGCCAGTACTTCGGTCTTGGCAAGAGCAAACTTCTTGTCTCCTCAAAGGCTGGTCGTCTTGTTCCTGCGCCCATGCGCGCCCGTTACATGGGTCGCGGTTACAACTAAGGTGGTCGTTGAATGACTGCCGTCCAAAGAAAATACGGACCAACGGGGCCGACCGGACCGCAGGGCGAGGTAGGCCCTTTGGTAACCGGACCGACCGGTCCCAGTGGACTAGACAACTTCACGGTCAATCTGACGTCTTCTGTCAACTACGCAATAAACATTCTAGATGGAACGCTATACGGGATGGCTAATTATGTAATTAGATGTAGCCGGGGAACAGATAGAACAGCATCAGACTTCAAGATAATTCATAACGGTACAGACTTAGATTGGGTGGAGTACGCATCCTTAAGTATTGGAGAACTAGATGTTATGTTCTACGCAGATATTGTAGGAACGGATATTGTGCTGTATGCACAATGTTTAACCGCCTCATCGTTAGACCCGGTAGAAATAAAAATAATAAGAACCAAGTTCTAGGAGAACAATGGCGACCGTCAATAAAGATTTCGTTGTAAAAAATGGCCTGCAAGTTGGTGGCCTAACCACACTTGCCGCCGCTGGTGTCGCAGGGTCTATTTCCTTCCCTTCGTCTTCTGACGCATCTGCTCCATCCGAGGGTCACCTCTGGCGCAATAACGACGACCTCAAGATCTATCTTGGGGCGGTCACCGGCACGAAGACAATCGCTTACACCGATTCTACGCTTACTGGAGCATGGGAGGGCGATGTCATTGCTGCCGATTATGGTGGTACTGGCGTTTCTAATCTGGTAACCAGCACCATTACCCTTGGCGGAGCACTTGAACTGTCTGGCGCATTCGATGCGACGTTCACTCTTACTGGCGACACCACGGTCACGTTCCCGACAACTGGCACACTCGCTACCACTTCAAACAAACTAAGCGATTTTGCTGCAACAACATCTGCCGAACTGGCTGGCAATATCTCCGACGAAACTGGTTTCTCCGGTTCTTCTGGCGAACTTGTCTTCAATTATGAGCCTACGTTCCAAGTTTCTATTGATGGTGACGCAACGTTTGAGGCTTTTGTTTCCTCAACCAATCTAACAATTGCCAACGCTACGGCGGCTCAGAACCTAAACATCGCGACAGCATCAACCGGCACGTCTAGTTACTATCTGGCCACGGGTGCAACCGACGATACCGAAACTAAGACAGTTGAAATCGGTACAAATGGTATCGCCGGTTCAACGACCAACATCTCAATTGGTTCCACAACGGGCACGAGCACAACGACAGTCAATCAAAATCTTGTTGTTGGTGGTGACCTTACCGTTCATGGCACCACAACCACTATTGAGTCCACAACTCTTACAGTTAACGACATCAATATTGAACTTGGTACTCCAGTCGCGCCAGCGACGGCGTCTGATGTAACCGCTGATGGCGGTGGTATTGTCCTCAAGGGTGACACCGACCACTCAATCCTCTGGCAGAACGAGTCTCCCCGCCAATACTGGCAGTTCAATTCGGGTATCGACCTAACCAGCGGTCTTACCTATAGTATTAATGCCGTAGAGCGCCTATCTGATACAGCAGTAACGCTAACCGACACCGTCATTGAATCAACAGACGGTGCTGCCAGCGTCACAGCAACATCGCCCACGGTGTTTGGTTCGTTTGACGACGGTCTTCGTGCCGCCAAGTTTATGATCACCCTTCAGCAGGGTAGTGATTACATGGTTACTGAGGTTCTTATTATTCAAGACGGAACAAATGCTTACATCACAGAGTACGGTCGCATTCAGGTCGGTAGCACGATTGATGCCACCATTGATGCCGACATGGGCGTGGGTACTGTTGACCTCAGCGTCACATCATCGTCCGCCTCGGTTGGTTCCCCGCTACTCATCAAGTACACATACACTGCAATCACGGCATAGTTTGATATAATAGCAGCATGAAAGTTGCTGTCTATAACATATCCAAGAACGAAGAGCAGTTCATAAAGCGCTGGACCGAGTCTGCAAAAGACGCCGACCTTGTCCTGCTTGCCGATACTGGCTCGACTGACAGCACTGTTGCTCTTGCAAAAGAGTGCGGTGCTGAAGTTGTTGAGATTAAGATTGATCCTTGGCGTTTTGATCTTGCTCGCAATGCATCCCTTGATGCAATACCCGAAGACTTTGACTATTGTATCGCCCTTGATGTCGACGAGATTCTTCTGCCCGGATGGCGCGAGGGGCTTGAGAAGGCTCATGCTGAAGGTGTTACACGCCCCCGCTACAAGTATGTCTGGTCGTGGAACACTGACGGATCTGAGGGGCTGACTTACGGCGGAGACAAGATTCATGCCCGTAAGAACTACAGGTGGAAGCATCCCGTTCACGAGGTAATTGGTTCGACAACAGGACATGAAACTCAGAACTGGTACTCGGAGATTGAGATTCACCATCACCCCGACCACACAAAGTCCCGATCCTCCTACCTACCCTTGCTGGCCCTCTCTGTCGAAGAGGACCCAGACGATGATAGAAATGCATTTTATTACGCTAGAGAACTCTTCTTCTATCAAAGGCGTGACGAAGCGCTGGCAGAATTTAAGCGCCATCTAAGCCTGCCACGCGCCCTGTGGGCCCCAGAGCGCGCTAGGTCGATGCGGTACATCGCAGAGATAGAAACCCAGAACAGAGAGCAGTGGCTGCTTAGGGCGTGTGCAGAGGCCCCTGAGAGGCGCGAAGGCTGGGTTGAGTTGTCTTTGTACTATCATGACCAGATGCGCTGGGAGGCCTGTCTAGCGGCTTCTAAGAGGGCCCTAGAGATCACGGAGAAGCCATTGGAGTATCTTTGTGAGGAACCAGCGTGGGGTTCTCTGCCTCACGATCTGGCTGCTGTGTCCTCATATAATCTAGGATTGGTGGGAGAGGCGGAAAAGCACGGAGAAAATGCAGTATCTTATGCACCAGAAGATAAAAGATTACTAGGGAATTTAGAGGCTTACCGCGCATTTAATAAGTAGATGGACTCTTATTATAACAGTGGAATTCTCTACGCCTCTCCTAACAGCCCGTTTGAGGCAACGTTTGACTCCATATATACGGGTGGGGAGTCGGGGTCTCCCACCTTTCGCATATCAATAATTGATACGCCGACCGGCGATTACTTCCTTGAGCCCACATCCATTGGGATCTATGAAAAGCCGGAGGGTAGCGGCATATATGCCTGGGCCGGTACATCCCCCCTAACGACTGGTCGTTATACAATTTACTGGGATGACGGTGGCAACCCGCCCGAGGTCTATGCTGTTGAGGATTTCATTGTTACTGGCCAGCCTCTTCTATATGCCGCCGGTAGCAGCAGTTTCATAGAAGCCCTGCCCAAGGGTAGTGCCCACATCGTGGATATGAAGAACGTTGGGCCACCCTCAACGCCCCAGGAGATCAAGAGACTGCGGCGTCAGACTGGAGACATGCTACGCAGATATGGCCAATCAGTGGTTCATAGGCATATGTATACTCTTGATGATGTCGACAAGGGGGTCGCTAAAAAGTGCCCATCATGTTTTGATGACGCCTACAGCCAGGTTAGAAACAATTGTCCCGTTTGTTTTTCTATTGGTTTTGTATCCGTAGAGAACGATCCAGAAAGGTTTCTCGATGGGGACGGCAATTATACCTACGACGAAACATCAATCGTTGCCCCCAAGTATGGTGGGTTTGCCGAACCGACGTTGACGCTCGTGATGCAGCCCGATGTGCCAATTGATCTATTCAAGATTGGTGAGCGGGGCGTTCTGACTAGAGTTGAGCATGCTAAAGCATTCTCGTACTTTACCCCAATATTCGCAGACAATGATCTACTGATTGCTGTTGAAGTTGCAGTCGACGGATATTCGATTAAAAACATTCTTGATTACTATCAGGCCAAGCAGACAAGCCCAAGAACGGTCAGGGGTTGGGGAAAGAGGGGCAGAGACAAGAAGCGCTTCATTGTCACTCAGGAATTTGAAATGGCACTGGTGCCGCCCAACAATGTTCTGCATCAGGTTTCGCCCGGCAAAGTGGAATACGGTATCGTATAATGCCCACATATGTAGAGAGATACGCAATAGGTGTTGCTAGACCTAGTGCTAATGATTTATACAATCTTAAAGAAGATTTTGATTCTGTAGTCGGTGTGGCAACAATTGATTTCACCGACCAGGAGAGTGGCGGCTCCTTCCGGAGGGTTACCGGTTTTGTTGAGATTGTCGACCTGGATACTTTTGATGCGGTAGACGAATCAATTATATCGGGCACGGGTGTAATAAAATTTGTTGCTCTTAAGGCCTTTGAGGACCTCGACACCGTCCTTGGTGTTGCAGAAGCGAACTCCGCGGACAGTGGGTTTGTGGATTTTGACACGGTAGGTGAAGGCATGGCGTCTGTCTCATCTTTCCTGGGTATAGACGGGGAAGAAAGCGCCCTTGTCTACGGCATTAGTTTTTCAGAATGGAAAGACGATTTTATATCTCCGGCGAACTCCACTGTTCTGTTCGGTATTGGAGGAGTCCTTTACCGAGACAGATACTCTGCGGAAGACAATTCTACATCTATAGGCGTTGCGTCCATATTAACCAAGAGAGAGGGTGGCATCCACCGTCTTTCAGGAACAATCTTGTCATCTTCAACTGTTTCTAATGTGTACGCTATAAATGCTGATACGCCAGATAACACAATAATTATTGGTGTTACAGTAATCGAGGCTATATGGGATGAGTTCTTTGTTGTAGCGGGAAGTTCTTATATGTTTGCCGACGTGTCTGAGGGTGTTGTTGAGTCTAGTGTGACTGAAGGGTCCGCAATTTCCTATGGCGAGGACGACTTCCCGGTCCAGTACGATTTCATTGCGAATCCTCCCTTTGGTCAATCGGGTGATGGTTTTGTGGTTGGACACGGTGTGGTGCTTGAAGAATCCACCCCATACGTTATCAATGCTCCAGACTTCTCAACAGTCTTTTCTGCATTCCAGTATTCAATATCCGCTATTGAACTTTACAATTACCAGCCACTGCTTGACGGATTTTCCCAGGGCTCTTCAAGTGTAGATCTTTCGGGTGTAGCAATGGGTATGGGCGTTCAGCCGATATCTGGCGAATCTATTGTTTTGACAGAAGGTCTATTTATTGGCGTGACCAGATACTTTACGCCGGTAACAGATGTCTCTGGGGATGGAACAAGAATAACCTATACGGCGGACAATACGTTTGCCGCTGGACAGAAGGTCACTGTGGTAAACGATGTTACCCCCACAACTTCTCTCTGGTGGGAAATCGCAGATGCCGTAATATACAGTGCAACATCAACACAGTTTGTGGTTACCAATTCAAATACTGGAGCCTTTAGTTCTTCTGATGCCAAGGCACTTGTCGGTCACCCGTACTATAATGATGCGCAAGGAGAGTACACATAATGGCTCTACGACCAGAACCCGCAGTACAGTACAAGAGACTGATAAAGCGAACGCTTGTCTCAGCGCTGAAGACAGTATTCTCGGAAAACTATCCCGATCCCCAACTTCAAAACCTTTACATTTCCACAAACTTCCCCCTGAAGAGAGAACAGTTCCCGGGGATTATCATCTCCTACAACGAGAACACAGTCAAAAGTGCAGGCGTGGGTCATATCGAATACCTGCAGTCTGACAATTTTCTTACTATACCCGCAAAACATTTTCTATTCGAGGGCTCAATACAACTACAATGTGTTGCCCTAAGCCCACTTGACATAGATGTTTTAACGGACAGCGTAATGGAACTGCTCGGCTTTGGTCATCTTGACGCGCTTCTTAATAGATTTTTTGAAATCGTTTATGACGATGTTGCCGATTCCGCTCAGATTGCATTCCGATCAGACTATCTGACACCGCTTGGAGACACGACAATGTCTACGATGTGGGACTCGGAAGATGCGCTGATATATCAAAGTGGATACTCAGTTGGCTGCAGCGGTGGATTCTACAATACATTAAAAGAATCTGATGTCGTCAGTTATGTTGAAGACATTATTGTATACGGTGGTCAGCCGTTTGAAAGAGAGCAAGAGAAACTTCTTGAAATCGTTGGCAGTAATACGCTTGATCCCTTCTACGTAAGAGGTAGAGGCGTTATATCTTCTACTGAAAAATAGTGATACCAATTAATCTAACCACTCCTAACGTATAATCTTTGATTGGAGAAATCATAACGAATGGCTGGTTATCAAACACCTGGAATTTTAGTAACAGAAGTCGACACACCAAATACGGCTACTGTTCTTGATCAACCGACAGTTGTCGGCATTGTGGGACTTGCTCGCGGACACCAAGAGCAAAATCAAATTAAATATCTGCTAGACAGCGACCCAGTCGAACTGACTGGCACAAACATTAAGACGTCTCCTGCGAGCACGTTTGTTGTTCGTGATATCAATAGACTCAATACGGTTTATACTCAAGGCTCGGATAAGGATTACACGCTAACTACGGACGTCAATGGCGTCACATCTATTAGGAGAAGCCTCTACACCACAATCTCCTCTACGGAGAGCGTTGTTGCTGTGATCAAGACGACTTCACCATCTGGTGTTGTCACGAATGATATCTCTTTCTCTTATGACAATGAGACGGGGGTTGTTACACCCAGCAATGGTGGAACGATTTCTACGTCAGGTGATGCACCGAGCGGTTCCAACATTTCCATTCAGCGTGCTGGGGCCTATGTGGTCGGCACAGACTATGAAGTTAATTTATCTAACGGTCGAATTCGCCGTGCTGCAGCAGACTTTGGTGCAAATCCAGGCGATTGCCACATAATGTCGAGCCAAACTGTATATGTTTCCTACACAACCACGGGTGGGCTGAATACCTACACCGACGAGGTTGTTGTTCTTACAGGCCAGACCTATGCGACGCTTTTACACGAGGTCGACGGTATTGACACCGACTCAATTGTCGTATGCAATGCGCTTAATCTCTCCTCCGGAACAAGCAATGTCGCTGTTTTCACGGCAGGCATAAACGGAAACCCGGGAGTTGATTTTCAATTCTCGTTTTCCCCGTCAGCCGCGGCGGCGACATCGTTCACAATGATGCGTAATATTGATGGACCCACAATGATAGGTCTTGACAGAAACGCCGCCAACGTTCGTGTTGGATACCAGTATATCGATACGAATTACTATGTCCCAACGCTGTTCTCTTCTTATCATGAACTAGAGAACAAGTTTGGACCGGCGTTTGATTCTCACGGTAATGTTATCAGCCCTCTTTCTGCAGCAGCCTACATGTGCTTCCGATCGGGCTCAAACCAAATCGTGGCTCAGGCCCTTTATGCGGCCGATGCTGACGGTGTTCGCGTCCAAGGCACGGAGTCCAACCCGAACCATTGGGCGGTTACGCTGGGTGCGCTCAGAGATCAGGGCGCAATCAACGTACTAGTCCCTGCTGTCGGTCAAAACAGCAACATCACGGACGATACAATCGCAGCAATCCAGATTAAGTTTGTTGATCACATCAATGAGATGAGTCAGAACAATGAATATGTGATCGCCATCTTCGGTGAGGACTCAACGAATGACGGCACCTCGCTAACTGGCAAAGCGTCAAACGATACGCTACAGCAGCACGCCAAGATCCTTAGTCAACAGGCTCTGTCTGAAAGAACGGTTCTTGTTTCCCCATCTGCATTTAAGATCTCCAATCCTGTCACAGGCAAGATGAGCGTTATCGGTGGGCAGTACATTGCGGCTTCTATCGCTGGCATGCTGGCCGGTAGCCCGGTTCAGAGTTCTGTGACGCGTAGATCTATCCCGGGCATCAACGATGTCGCTGTGTACAGAACCGAAGCAGAAAAGATCAACGACTCCACAGTTGGACTCATGGTTGTCGAGAGCAAGAACGGTGTGGTGCGTGTGCGACATGCTATCACTACCGCTGTCAACGACGACAACAAGCGTGAACTCAATGCTATGCGCTCTAAATTCTACATGATTGAGTCGATCTCTAAGACCCTTGACGAGAATATCATTGGTCGTGTCCTAACAGACGCAAGGGCTCCGTTCATCGTGGGTACATCGGTCACGAAGGTTCTTGAGTATCTCAAGAACAGCGGTGCAATCACGAACTACAGTGGAGTTACCGCGACAATCTCCACAACCTCGGCAACGTCGATGACAATTAGATTCTCATACTCTCTACCGTATGCAATCAATAACATCGAGGTTGCAATAGCACTCGACACAATCACCGGAACCTTCAACGCCCAATAAGGAATTAATTTATGTCATTTACTAATCGTGAAAAATTCCGCGTAGGCGGATCGGGCTTTACGGCCTTTTATTGGAAGTCGCAGCCGGTTGCCTTTGCGCAGAACGTTAGTGTTCGTTCACCGCAGCCAGTGAATAGACCATACCCAATCCAACCCCTGGATGCACGCTACCCTCTTCAGATCATCACCCCTGGCGCCGTCTCTGAGGGCTACCTGGACATTACGATGTTGGAACTCTACAACTCTAAGGTGTGGGATAGAATCATCCAGGTTGCAACGGGCAGCAAGAACTCGAGACCAAATGATCTTGCGGACGTGTTCTTTACGCTTGCATCAATCTCTGAGCCGATTGAGGCCGTCAAGGTCATCGTTCCCCCAAAGGACCTTCAGGGTGACAAGGACCTAAAGCCATATGGTGAGATCTACCACAACTGCGTTATCACCTCGATTGATGATGGTGAGCAGATCGATGTCACGACAATGCAAATTGTTAAGCAACTCACTATTGCATATACACACGCAACAAGAACAGATGCTAATACCAATGCTCCTGGTATCGATACTGACCAGCCCGCTGCTGGTACTCTTCTCAACAACTACGGCCTGGGTAACTACGGCTCATTCGTTTAACATCACATTAATATAGTTATATGGAAAGGGCCGCCTTTATGGCGGCTCTTTTTTTGCTATCATGGGCTCTATACCTCTAACATAAAGAGTAAGGTGATGCAACATGCAGAATGATATTTTCTCTGAAGTCTTCGATAGTTCTATCGATCAGTACACAGATGAATCCTCTCCGACGGATGAGGAAAAAGAATTTGAAAATGATGAGCAAGTTACGCCGTCTTTAAGAACAGACATCGAAAACTTGTTGATCAACGGTTCAATTTCTGCAGAGGTTGAACTTGCGGGTCATATTTTTGTGATCCGCACGTTAAAAATTGGCGAGGAGTTGGCAATCGCTGAGATTTGTAAAGAGCATGAGGGCGGAATTGCGGAAGCCAAGGCCCTTGCGGCGGCCACTGTTGCTGCTTCTATTGAGACAATCGACGGCAGACCGCTCATGCGTAACCTTGGGCCGGACGTAAAGAACAACATACGTCAAAAGTTTTCATATATCAAAAACAGATGGTATTGGATAATTATAAGCGAACTATACCAGCACTATCTGATCTTGATTGACAGACAGATAAACGCATTTCAGGAGTTGCAGGGAAAATAAAACAGAAGTCGGATTACTGGTTAGCCCTCCTCCGGCTTCTTGATAGACAGGGCCTCCTCGTTGGGGATTTAAATTACCTCCAACGTTACGCCATGCAGGAAATTATTAAATTAGAAATTACCGAAGATAGAAGAAAAGAATCAATGAGATTCAAAATGCAGGCGGCAATTGCATTTCCAGAATCTGCGAGACAAATCCTTAACGAGGAAGACCACGAGGATGATTTTGATGTCCAAGAAATCGAAGAGTTCGATCCAGAAAATCCAGGATTTTCCGAGGACAGCATGGAGACCATGCTTGAAGCGCTCGAACAGTTCGGCTTTTACACAGAGAGTGGTGAGTAATAATGGCTGATGCTTCCAACGTGCCTCCCAAGGGCCCTCATGAAAGCCTAGAGGCTCAACTTCTTAGAGCGCTTATATCGGAAATTCAGTTTGGCAGGATTAAGTCTGAAGAAAATAAAAACGAAACAAGTGCTACGGCACAAGATGCGCGATCGCTTATTGCTGGTACGGGAGACCAGGTAACATCTTTTGTGGCACGCTCAAGCGCAAAAACACGAGACACGCTTCGTGCCAGAAGTGAAGGTTACGATGGTGACGTAGACAAATGGGCCCAAGACAAATTTGGTGCCGCTGGCTGGGAGGAAATGTACAACGAACAGATTTCCCGCTCTCGTGGTGCTGGCTCTGGTGCGAGCGGTGTCTTCAACAGGCTTACAAACTATCAGTTTGCTACAGGTCGTGGCACAAGTGCGGCCCTTTCGGGCATTGGGAGAAGCATAAGGGGAAGCAAAGCGGGGACCGTCTACAACGTAGGCGAGGCTTTATACGGTGCTTTCTCTAATTCGTATGCAGCAGAAGGGGCGTATGACAATTTAAGTATAGCGGAGAAGAGAACCATTCTGCATGGGGACCCCAATGCGTCCAGAGAGGTTGCGCTTGGTCTTACCCCGGACGACAGTTGGACAGCCAGGGAGCGTAAAGCACATGAAAATCTTCAAAACGAGAATCTTGGGCAAGCGGATATAAAAAGAAACCTTGCAACGCTCAAGGGAAAAATGTTTTCTGGTGGTTCAAGTCTTGCCGCCCTACAAGAAAGCAAAAACCCAGCAGTTAGGGCGGTTGCAGCAAGGGTAGCACCGGCCGCAGAGGGATTTGCCGGGATGGCGGCTGGTGCTGGCGAACTCATGATGGCAGGAGCAAGAATGGCAGGGCCAGTCGGGATGGCCATCGATGCGGGTATCGAAGCCTATAAATTCACCAAGGGCACTCTTTACGATCCTGCTCGATCTGCAGCGGGTCTTGGTTACGGATTTAGTTACAACCCATTTAGCCAGGGATATCAGACAAGCCTTAGTAGAAGCCTTCAGACACGTGTAGATTCATTATTTAGTATGGGCTTGAGCCCTGAGCAAACTGCTGCAGCAAGAGCAACAGTAGAAGGAATGGGGCTTGGCGGACCGGGGCACGAAAAGGCATACGATGCCTATTATGGCTCGATGACAGATGTGATGACAAACACACAGTTAGGCGCAGGAACTCTTGCACCATTCTATGAACAGTTTATGAGACAGGGTGGGACAACAAAAGAACTTGAAAACCTTACACGTCTACTCAGAGACGAACTTCCCAAAGCGGCCGCCGCTTCCAGCATGAGCCTCGAACAAATGGCAAACTCTATTCAAGCCACCGTTGAGGCCGCAAAGCAACAACCCCTCAATGCTCGAACGTCTTTGCAGGTAACACAGCAAGGCCTTGCCGCGGCTAATGCGGGTGGATTTAAAACGCCTGGCCTTCAGAACATTTCATCGGGTGGTAACATGAACATCAACATGATAGCAGCCAATCAAAATAAGGTTCCTTTCATACTTGTTCGAAACAATCCCGGATTGCTTCTGAAGACGGCGGCTCAGCAGGTTGAACAGCAGATTGGCAATGTCAAAGACGTTGCTACATTTGATCAAAAAATGCAAACTGATGCGGCATTTGCATACAGGGTATCAATGCTTAAGAATCTGTATGGTCTTGAGCCCGACGATGTGAGAAACCTGGTTAGTGTCGGTTTAAGGGATTATCAAAACGAGGGTGTGCTAGCGACCCTGTTCTCTAGCGCGGCAACCTCTAAGACCGGTCCCAAAACATCAACAATAAGAAACGACAACAAGGGCCAGGCTGTACAAGACGCACTGAACAATGCTACAAGGAATGCAAAATCTAAAAAATTCTTAACAGATCCAACGGTCCTCGGATCTAGAAAGATAAACTTAACGACCGGCACAAGCAGCGAAGTAACGTCTACATATGCTGATCAAATATCAACCCTGGAAGCGGCCATAAAGGACTCCGGCGGTAACCTCAACAATTTTAAGAGAGACCTAAACGCAATAGGGAACGACAAGGGGAGTGCGGGAACAACCTGGGATTTCCTCACAAAAAAGCAAAAGGATCTTGAAAACAAACTGTTGAAGCCTGGACAACAATCTAAGGGTGATATTAAACTTACTATTAATTTATCAAAGGATGCAAAGAAATTGATTGACCCATCGTTTACATCTAAGTATATAGAGAATCCGAATCCCGTGAACGCTGCGATTGGCATTGGATCAACTATTGTTGACGCAATCGGAATCGGTAATTAAGAACCAACAACTTAAATAAATGAAAAACTACTTCCACGAAAAAGAGATCCTTAATCCCAGGGCAGCGACTAAGCCTATATTCAATGACCAGGGAAGACTGATTGCTGAAGAGCAACTTGATATCCGGCTTATCTTTGAACCAGCAAATGATGTCGATAGAAATGACAACACTGATTTTATTTCTCATATGGCCGGTGCTCCCGCAGACTCTGGCGGGCGCTTTATTATTGAGACCGGTGCGGATGAAATAACGTGGGGCTATGGCATGAATACAAGAAGGACTTCGACTTACGGTGGAGAAGTTGTTCAGATTCTTTCAACATACGCTGACAAGATGGTCATCACTGGGCACTGCCAGAACTATAAGAAACAACGTGAGATATACAATTACTTCAAGAGATACATTGGCTGGACAACGGGTTCTCTTGGCAAGGAGAGACGACAGAGTTTTTTGAAGTTTGGCTACCCCGCAAGAGGCTGGTCCTTCATCATAATGGTGACGGATATACCAGATCTTGTAATGTCGAAAGACACAGTGTCTCCGACCTGGACTATCCACGCAGAAATTGTTTCGGAGAATGATCGCTATTCGCTTGGCCAGGCAAGATCAAACAAATGGTCTGATGTTCTTAAGACCCCAATGACGGCATCGAGCCGCAAGGGTGGGATCATTAATTCCCTCGGGGGTAACACTGCTGCCGCTACACGTGCTGCAAAAAGTGGAACAAAGTTTCAGAACTACAATATCTTGCACAAGGTTGACCCGTTTCAAGATCTTATTAATCAGTTCCCTGATGCAAAGCGTGGCACCATTGCCGCCAACTTTAAATCTCTTATTGCTTCATGGGCGACAGGAGATATCTCAACTCTGGTTTATAATCCGCTAGCGGCTCCCGCTAAAACGGCAGAAGAAATTTGGACCAGCAAGTTCGGAAGCAATATTGCTTTTACATCCGGCGGTAGCGGTACTGGTGGAACCACGGGCGACACTGGAAACACAGCCATTAACTATGGGCAGAGCCAAGAGGTGTGGGCAACATTCTTTGGCCCCAATGACACCGGCACGTATGATGATGGTGGTTACAAGGGCGACCATCTGGACCAAAAAGCAAACTGGTACACTTATGCCGAACTTAGCACAAACAAAACCAACGGCTCCGATAACAACTATAATGCGCTCGGTGATCTTCCCTATCTTACCCCAGTAAAAGTCACCTACAAGAACAAGAGTCTCGTCCTCTACAAGAGAGACGTTGGATTCGGAGGATCAAAGGGGTCAAAGGGCGACCTTGCAAAGATTGATCTTTGGTACAAGGCCGCTGAAGAACTTGGTTTCACTGGCTCAGACTATGTGACGATACAAATCGGCACACAGGGAGGCTCTGGCGGGATTGCCGGATTCCCCGCCATATCGGGTGATGTTGCTTATCCCGTTCCCGATCCAAAAAGTGGCGAATGGGGCGGTGGCGTAAACGATCACTGCTCAAGAGGATTTGGAAACTGGCAATCTGATTACGCTTGCGATATAGGCAGGCCGGTTGGAACGCCGGTATTTGCTGTTGCAGACGGATTGCTTACGGGGTGGGGCAACGGTGATGAACAGGGCACAACCTCAGGAGAATTCAACTACACAGTACCGGATGGAAAAACCTTCGGCACAAGCATACATCTTCATACTAAGTATGGAACATTTTTTTATACCCATCTACAAAAAGATCTACCCAGCGGAATAAAACCTGGCGCAAAAGTAAAGGCCGGAGACGTATTAGGGTATGTGCACACGTATAGTTATCCGCATGTTCATTTCGCAATGTATCAACCATACCAGGGTATTATTGGTGATACCGCTGTTAATCCAACAGTTCACTTGGTTGAGGATTTTCTTGCCGAGGTTTATGCGTCTGTCACGGGAAACCCCACAAATAATGAGGGCGGTAGCACGGGCGGGGGTACAGGCGGAGGTACGGGCGGCCTGCCCGATCTGATTGGAAATATTGAAGTGTTGGTGTCAGGTAAAACGCATCTTCAGGTCGATGTTTCCGCCGGAAAAGACGTGAGCATTGATATGCGCATAGACCTGCCCAATGGTTCTTCATCACGCTGGTTCCATCTTTATTCTGATAACTCTGGTAATTTAGAAGTTTTCATGCGGAATGCTGAGGGCTCGGTTACCAGAGAAGACTTCTCATTTTTCCATCAGCCGCGCTATTCTGGTGATCAAATCAAGCACCAACTTGTCAGTATTGTAGCAGCAAAAACGTGGGGCAATATAGACGGTGGCCTTATTCATGTTAAGGGGTCCTATAAGGGAACTCACGTTAGTACAGTCGCAATTTTTAAAGTCCATAATGGTACAGTGATCGGATAAAACAATGACTGTACAACTACCAGGCGGCGGTTCAGGAAACGACGCAACATCTTTGTCTTATGGCGGACTACCTATTGCTGATACCAACACCCCTCCCAAAATTGATGTCGTCACAAAATCTCCTCGTTGGAAACCAACAGGGAGAGGGAACTATGCCGCCATAGAGTACCCAACAATAAAGGTCGACCCCTCTAAACCGTTTCCTCCTGTCAAAAACACTACCAACGCCTATATTGTAAATCACACTCCCGGAATCAGTCAGGACGATGACGAACAGAAAAGGGCAAGGCTGTGGGTCAAGCAGATAACAATTGGCTGGTCTATGGAGTATGCACAGTCGCAAACGGTTTTTGGTAAATCGTTTTACCCCAGGCATATTAAATACAACGACGCCATGGTCACCGTGCAAACAGCGAGTCAGGATCATTACGATCAACTCGTTTCGCTTGCCCTTGGCTACCATCAAGCGTCAATACATGGTGCTGCCAGTCTTGTTCGTTTTGAGTTGCCAGAACTTTCTTTCTATCGAAGTCATGGAGTTTGGGACTATGGTATCGGAAATGGAAAACAAGTTGTTAGATACCGTTATCCGAGAATGCATTTCGATGGATATATTCTTGATGTCAGGGCCGGTCATAAAACAGGAGTGTTCAATCCGGAACTGGATCTAAGGTTTGCGGTTGTTGCTTACGGGATAGAAGTTCGTGATGGTGTTTTGGAAAACCCAAATGATCAGAATCCAGACAACAACTCTTTAATATATAAAAGGTACAGAAACTCTTTAGATACAAGAACATCTAGTACTGTCAAAGCGGCAGACCCAGTGGCTGAGTCCGGCTATAATGCAATACCAGGCGGACCAGGCGGGAACCAGGGATAACAATGAGTGATATCAAACGTCTAGTATATTCTCCGAAAGTGTATGCTTTTATCTACTCTAGGAAAACGGGCGCTGTAATAGATGTCTCTAATGACATTGTGAGTGGTTCAGTAGAACGTGTGACGAACAAGACATCTAGCGCGTCCATCAGTATTAGGAATGATGACTGGTACTATACTGGTAGATTTGACCCAAAATTTTTGCCGATGGACGGGGTCACCATCTGGTTGCAGAAGTATAAGGATAACCCAATCCAGGTTTTTACGGGGTTTATAGATAGTGTTCCGTATTTTCAAGCCTACCCAAATCAGATTGAAATAAAAGCGTCATGCACTCTTAAGCGTCTTCTTTATTCGTACTACGATCCTGGTGTCGGGTTTGTCAACTGGATGCGAAGCAAGGGGTGGTACGGGCAGGGTGATAACCAAAACTACAGTTCTTTCTACAATCCATACGCTGTTGGTGACACCCTCTCAGAGAGTGGAGGAAAGGGCAACGATGGTGGCATGGGACAGATGCTTCAGGATTTTCTCCAGGAAATCGCTGGTCTGGATCATTCCGAAGTTATAGTTGGAGACATTCCTAACGAACTTCCAAACTCACTGATTCAAACATATTTGAAAAGGGTCGGGGAATCAAAATCCGCAGAAAACTCTTTAATCCCAGCGATGCGGGACTTCTTGACGGCTAACGTAACGACCACTGATCAAGCGGCATCCGCCCTCTCGTCAAAGTTTCCCACGGGTCTTGCGGCAACAACGCAAATTGGCGACATCAAAGATATTATAAACGCTCTTTCTAAATACTCAAAGACGACAAAGCCGACAGAGGCTCAGGTTCTTCTTGCCGCGCTTGTTATGAGCGGCATAGATAAAAACTACAACGGAACAGATGATCGTTACCCATCTCACGGAAAGGGGCTTTTTGCAAACCCCGGCAATGCGCTTGACGGCCTGAAGCAGAATACTTCGGAAAGCATCAGCACACAGGTAACAACATTCTGCAACAACTTCTATAATATTGTAAAGACATCGACCGCCTCTAGACCGGCACCCGGCACTCCTGATCTGTCCTCGGGTATGGCAGAGCAGGTGGCCCAAACGCTAGCGTACGGCTACGGCAAGGAGAGATTCTACAGCCAGATACTTGATGCCTGCCACAATGCAGTCAATACATCTACGGTCCAGAGCATACTTAATGACGTAAGAACAAATCAGAGTCTTGACAATGTTAAGTCTATCGATATCCTAACCGCATCAGAGGTCGCAGATAATGTCAATCCCCTTAATGTGACCTGGGAAGCACTTTTTTCTGGCCCTGCTGTGCAGTCGCCCTCTGACGCAATAAAGATCGGGGCCGACGGTAAAAAGACGGATCCTGTGTCTAATGACTCAACGAAGATAGATGCTGGAGGCCTTTACCTATCACCGGCGATTGTTTATCAATCATCTGCACCCACAATACCCAAAATGTATATCCCCGAGGTGAAGGGGCTGCCGCTTAAGTATGATGAGGTTCAATTTTATATGTTTGCCACGCCCCTTGATGGCGGCAACTATAAGTTTGCTAGCGGATCGGCGCTCACAGCCGGTTCTATTGTAACCGTCTTTAACCCCAAGGATACAAGTAAAAGTTGCAATGTTGTGTATCTTGGTGTTGGAAATATATACAACAGTATTAGTGGTAAATCTTTAAACAATAAAGCGCCAATAACAATATCCCCTAAGGCGCTTTCTGCTATCGGGATATCCAATGCAGATCAATTTAGTAATCAAAATATTATATTCTCTGTAACCGGTGACTCTATACCCGATGTCGGAACCTCAAAAAAGCCCGCGGCAAAGGCAAGAGAGGATTATCTAAAGAGCATAAAGTCACTCATTGGTCCTGTGCCCGTTAATCAAAGCGCATACTCTACAGCAAATATATCAAAGTCTGATCATGACGTCTATAGTAAATTCTATAAGGGCTGGGATAATAGATTGGCGGAGTATTTTTATATCGCTTCAAATTATGATCTGCACCTTGTGGATAATGTAAAGCCGCTGAAGAATCAACTTCTATTATACGAAGCACAGGGCTCCGGCGGGAAAAAGTTACTTCAATTTCTTATTGATACCGGTATGGTTTCGCCGACGAGCACCATAATTCCAGATGCTGATGGAAATCTTGGTCCCGGAACAATCAGTGTTGGAACAAACGCTCAGAGTATTCCTCAAGAGATTAAATTTTCATTTGATTCGGGCAACTATGTTTGGACTGTTAAATACCCGAACGGAGTCCCAAGCGCTTCACAGGAAGACCACTTGGGTTCCAATTCCACATCGTCACCGGCCGTTTTCAAAAACAATCCGGTATCGATATCTATCGTTGCAAATCACAACGACAACCCCAAGCCAGAATGGAACGGCCAGACGGTCAGGCTTCCAAACACAGCAGTGGATGGTTCACCCGCGGGCACAACGGGCAATGGAAACATTACGCCCACATGGGGCGACATAGCCATGATTGCCACAGCCGCGGCGTTTACAACAATTACCCAATTCCCCACAGATCTTTTTGGATCTCGTTTTCTTGTTGGAGACAAGTCCCTGATGAATGACCGCACGGTTATGGATGCGGTTATGCAGTTGAGCAAGGGATCTATGAGAGAGTTTATGAGCCTGCCCAATGGTATGTTCTGTGCTTTTTATCCCGACCGCTTTGGAGTTTTTGGTCGCAAGCCGTATATTAAGATAGATGATATTGAGATAATCGACTTCAATATTGTTCTTGATGATGGACCTCTTGTAACACACATGTATGTGAACGGGGCTACTGTTGATCCGTTGGGAGGAGGAGTCCAAGCGGAGGACATGATCCTGTCCACTGGTGTGATCACAATAGATGATGTCTTCCAGCAGGACAAAAGCGGCTATATCTATGACGCCAAGTCAATAACAGGCATTGCAAATAAAATAAAAAACGTAGACATACAGAACGAGGTCTCAAAAGCGCTTGCCTCCGAGCAAGGGTCTGATTACACTCAATACTTTCAGGGAGTCAGCGATAGAACCGCTAGATTTTTTGAGATCTATGGGCCTCGCCCAAAAGTAGACAACGATCCCCTGATCAGGAGCCCGTGGTTTGAATTTGTTTCTGCATACAACCAGTTCGTATATAACTGGTCTATGCATACGGCTACAAGTGTAGAGTTGACCTTCATGCCGGAACTGATGGCGGGGGGACTTGTGGAATTTAAACAACATGATATAATAATGTATGTCGAAGGTGTCATTCACAAGTGGGACTATACGTCTGGATTCGAAACAACAGCATATCTATCTTCCCCAAGCACAAGTAGATCTTCGGATACAATGGTGCCGGGCATGGTTATGTTTAACAATCTAGGATAGAATGTACCAAAATACAAAAAATACCACACAAGTTATAAGAATAGACACCGTTGATATTGATACGAATGAGGTTCATTGTAGTTCTAAAGACGGTGGACGATTCGCTATAAAGATGCCGATTAGTAATGGTTTCTATCGCATACCAAAGACTGGCGAGTATTGGATTGTAAGACGACAGGATTCAACAAACTGGTACTTCGAGGGAGTTGTTGCCCGAACCGACCTTTATGGAAGCGCGTATCCCAAAGAGGGGGACATTGTAATTGCTGCTGCAAGCAACGTAAACATAAGTGGCGACCACGTTTTTATAAACAACATGCCCATAGGCGTGCCGACTCATCAGGAGTTTGACATCGTTTCCCCCACAACCGAAACACTTCTTTCGGGAATACCCGTATCGGACACAATCCAGGTTTTTAACAACGGCTTATTGATTCCCCCTTCCAAGATCATAATAAGAGAGCAAACGCTTTTATTTAGCGAATCTCTATCGGTCGGAAAAGTTGTTGTCTATTACTCAAGGGTGCCTGTTAAATGAGTTGGAGTTTTGATATTAAGGCTGGCGATTTAACATTTGTCTCAAGCAAGTCCGGGGCTGCCATTGTTACTGGGAAGAATAAGACATTTCAAGATCTCAAAAATGGACTTCTTGAGCCGATGGGGACAGACACAATGCACCCTGAGTACGGATCGCTTCTCGATGGCGGCACGCTGCCGGACGGTACCCCAATCGATTCGTACATTGGAAAAGATTCATTGTCCGTATATAAGATAGAAGAAGAAATAGTCAGAGTTGTTCAGTCGTTCATAGATAAACAAAACACAAGAGTGAATTCTGACATAGCAACATTCGGGAGATCAACAGTATCTGATTCGGAAATAATAGAATCAATAGGCTCAATAACAAACAAAAGATTTAATACAAAACTTGTGATGCAGGTAAATCTGGTAATGAGAAACGGCAACACAGTGTCAATTACACAACCGGTCGGCTAATATGGCAACAGTAAACGAAATAACACAAAGTATAATCACACAGGCTCGACTCATTGATCCGAACATGTCTCTTGAGGTCGGTACACCAGAGCGTAAGATTGTTGAGGCAGTTGCCGAATCAATTGCTGCTGCGTCTGTTGACATTGATGTTTTGTCTGGGCAACTGTATCTTGATGAATTGTCCGGCACAAGACTAGACTCGTTCATCTCCCTATTTGGGTTTGGTAGACAACTTGGGGCAAGAGCAACGGGCATTGTCACAGTCTCAAGACCCAACACTGCCGCTTACAGCACAACAGTCCCAAAGGGAGCCCAATTCGCCACCTCTGCAACGGGTTCAGTACCTGGGCTTATCTTTGTTGCAACCGAAACAGTCACGCTAAATGCTGCAGACACCAGGGCGCTTGTCCGTGTTGAATGCACAACAACAGGTACAATAGGCAATGTTCCGGTTGGCGCAATCAACGCAATAACAAGCACGATCAACATGCCCGGCGTTACCTCAATAACCAATGAGGTCCAGACACTAGGGGGCGTGGACACAGAAACAGACGCAGGACTAAAGGCTCGTTTTCAGAACTCAATCTTTAGAAATATATCCGGTACGCTGGACCACTATTTGGCGTTGTCTTTGTCTCATCCAGCAGTGACAAAAGCAAATGTTATTGGTCCTCAGTCTAAGTACATAGAGTATATCCAAACACCAAAAGTTTCAGATAATATCGCTTACCCATTCTACAGCGGCGACACCGCCTACACGACTTCAATTTCCTCGGTTCCGTATTCAAAGTATACCTACTCTAATAACTATTATGTTACAAAGGGGTCGGGCAAAAGCGCAGCATTTCTGCGGCCTGGAAAAGATTTTGGGTTTAACAATCCAGCCAGACTTGTGAACGGCGCAGGGTCGCAGGGAATTGAAAACAATCCGGTGCCGAATATAACGCTGCTGGGTTCGGGGACTACCCTCAGTATTGACGGGACGCCAACCTTTATTCCCTTTGATGACAATGTTTTTCTGTTTGAGCACACCTATCTGTCCCGTGCGTCTCGCAACGAATGGTTGATGGGGATTACAAATTGTGTAGATGTTTATGTTAACGGGCAGCAAAAACAACTCGCTACAAGTGAGGAGGCCTTCCCGTCAACACAGATGACTTTTGTCAATAACCCAACAAATATTGCATATAATGGGAACTATATCCGAATTTCAACGAATGATGTTCCCGCTCTGGGTAATTTCTTGCACGTGTTGTACCACCAACCGATGACAGACATCCCGGCGGGGTCAATACAAATTGATAACAATACATATTACGAAGCAACATATCAGGATCCCAATACTGGTCTTGCTTTTACAAAAACCGCTTACAATAGTCCAGTCGATGGAGGATGGTATGAGGACGAGGGTTTCACCGTTGTTGCAACACCAGCCCACTACTTTGTTGTGAGGGACATAAGCACGTACGCTGGAACAGTTAGAGCAAGAAACGGAATCGAGTGGCTGAAATCCGTAAAAGATCAGGGCAAATACTTCAGCATTGATTACAATTATGATATATCTATTGAGCAGTTGCAGGCGACCATTGAGGGTTCAAAGCCGATAACGACAGATGTGTTAGTCCACTCATCAACATATAAGTATCTAAAACTGTACATTACCGTTATGTATACGCCCGGATTTACCGAAACGAATGTGGACAAAGAAATTGCATCCGCCGTTTCGGCATTCTTTGGAACCCAGTATTTTGGCGCAGCAATCCAAATGAGCGATCTGCTTCAGATCATCCACAACACTAATGGTGTTGACAACGTTAGGTGGACATACGAAACACCGATCAATGATATTAACAGTCCCAGGCACAAGATAGAACTAGTAACGGAATACGGAAAGTCATTTTCAACACCAGTTTATTTTGATTACGATTTCATTCTAAACGACAATGAGTTACCGGCGGTCGCCAATATTCAAAACGGCCAGGCTATTGAGAATGCTCTCATCATTCAGGTAAAGGCTCAAAACACTTGGGAAAGTAACTAATGCCCACGCTCAATCAATACAAGGTCAATGACTCAAACGGCCAGATGTATTTCTCGCTGGTGGAGAATCCCGTTGTTGAGCCTCTTGATGGTCCCCTTTTTGTAGAACACCTGATGCTCCGTTTTCCGGAGGAGGTCTACACCAAGAGCAGAGACTCCCACCTCTACGGGTTTCTAACCGCCCTTGTCGGAGACTCAGGATCGGGCATACTCAAGAAAAAGTCTCTGATCGCCAGGCTTCAATTCGAAAGCGCAGCACTGGGATTTCAAAATCTGGACAATCTTTATTCACCTTTGGCTGGTTTTGATCGTCTGACTGACGAAAGGTATCTGATCGATCCAAAGAAGAGCACGCTTACGTCCGAGGAGTGGCAGGTGATTGAGTCTGCAGACAAAGCGTACAGATCACGCGCCATCGGATACCTCCAGGCAACAAGAATGGGCGGAACACTGCAGGGAATCGAAGCAGCGGCAAGCGCAGCGATAGGTCAAACCGTCAGCGTTGCGGAAAACTATAAACACATATTTGATAAAAATTCTGATTATCCTATAGGCGTTGAAAAATATGGTTCAACCAATTCTGTTAATGAATTTATAATTCGCCCAGAGGTTGGTGCTAACCCCAGCGTCAGCGAACCATTCGCAAGGTTGAGTGTAAACTCCACAACAGACGCGGGATATTTTCAATTTGTTTTAAACGGCGAGCACTCACCCAGCGTGTATGTTCAGCAGGTATCCCCGTCACTACTCCTGTCGGCGCTAAAATCCTTCAAGGGGGTCAAATCGAGCAATGCGACAGTCGAGCAAACGACCACAACAACATATGTAATAAAATTCAGTTCGTCAAACCTTTCCATAAGTGGACTCTCCATAGACGCTTCCCAAATGGACAGTATTGAGAGCGTTGCTTTAGAGCAGTCATCATCCAGCGATCTATTTTATGTTGGAGATTTTGGCGACCCGTCCTCTGCTTATTACGACGCCCTTATTTCCCATGCTCCAACAGTTGGTCTCTCCAAAAGATCAGGACACAGTGATTATCTCAACCCCCGTGTGCAAAAGAACCTCGACAATCTTATAGCAAAAATCCAGCCGCAGGGTACCGTGTTCTCTATTGCTCCCTCCGATGAAAGATACATAGCGGTCAACACCAATAGTGTTTTTGCCTCCTCAGAAAAATTCTCAGTTAGTAGATTTGTAACGGGCAATGCCTCAGTCAATTACGTTAAGACCGACCTGCTAAACGGTAAGATCCTTGAGGCTGGGAAAGAGAACGAAGAGAGAAACTACCCATACGTTGGAGTTGATCTTCCGGTTATGTTTATTACGGTAGATACTGTTATTGCATATAACGATTCTGCGATCTATGATTCTGCATATGACACAGATAGTTTTTATAATGGACCGAATCAGGCTTACCAAAAATACCCCTCCGTTCATAGCGGAAAATTCTTTGAACCAGTTGAAAAGATATACACGTTCCTTCAGGGCGTTGAAGATAATGAAATCTTTTATCCATCAAACATATTGCCGGTCAATAACACTAACGCTATATTCAAGGGTGCCGTGACAGCGTGATGATTGGGCAAGTAAACGGCGTTTACGATATAACGTATTTTAGTGCCGAGGGCAACGAGTATAGTAACTCCGGCGGCGGCCTTTGGTGGTCTTCAAGAAACGAAGTAGGTGGTGCGTCTGATTATCTTGAAATCAATCTGGGCAAGAGAAGATCACTGAACTACATGTCTTTTGACGTTATTAAAAAACCAATCGATATAGAGATACAGTATGACTCAGTGGATCTTGACAACATTGATGAGTACTCGGACGGGATTGGCTCTAGGTGGAGGAGTGTTAAACCTGTTGTTGATCAACTTTTTGACCACAGTGTCTCCTATGAATCAAACTCAATAAATCCTTGGAAGCATTGCGAATTTTATTTTCTCGACCAGGAGGATTCAATTCTGGAGACGCAAAGAATAAGAATTAAATTCACTCGTCGAACCGAAGATTGGCCGACAAAAGACTTTCCACAGTTCCCCTACTCGATTGACGTAAATAATTTTCGCGTTGGCAGGTATGTTTCCGGCATCCAGGATGTGTGTGGCTCAATAATTGACACCAAATCTTTTTCTGACCTTATTGATTTTTCTTCCGAATTACGCCAAAGATTTATTTTTCCCGATTCGGCGGTTTTCAAAGCAACGGCAACAACTGACTTAACAAATATTGGATTATTTTTGCCGACAGATATCGTCCCCAGAATGAAGGGATTTGAGATTCTAGTCGAGCCGTCAGGTTTCCAGACAGATGTCGTTATTGATTGGAAGTTCGTTGATGTAACCAATTACGATATCGTTCTTTCCGAAGGACGTTATCAAAAAACCACAGCACCGTCTCCGTCCGGTATTGCCGGGGACGTAACACTTAACACAATGCCCGAGTGGTTGAGAGTCTCTTTTGACACTCCAGTTGTTTCTGAGGCTGGTCACAAATATGAAATCCGCATTAGGAATCTTACACCGGACAAGGTGAAAAACGTCTGCTCTGTATCGCCCAACCCGAACAACCAATTCGGATCACCAGAAGACAATGACGTATACGCTTATAATAACTCTGGGGCTTTGACTCGTCTTAATAACCAGTGCTTGACGTATAGAGTTTTGTCTGAAGTTGGAAACCTAGGCAAAGATCTTTTGGGAAATGGGTACCGAGAGGGCGTAAGATATAACTCTGCCGAACAAGCAAACGATGGCAAGATCTACACCAACTGGACAAACTTCCCGAATCCTTCCTCTGAGGGGGTCGAGGCTCTATACTTCGATATTCGAAAAATTGTCGACGGCTCATATCGGTCTGCGGTAATAGACACCATAGAGGTAAACACCTTGACGCCGGGCGTGAGAATGAACGTATATTTTTCTCGCCAAGAACTTGGCGAACATCCCCCACAAAACATTGACGACTGGGAGAACATCCTGTGGACTCCGGTCCGTCAAAGTTTTAAACTCAACCAAAAGCAAATAATCGATTTTCCTTATCCTGTCGCAGCAAACTGGATTTGCCTCGAGTTTTACAACCTGCAGCCAGTCGCGATGAATCTTCCAAATTATCCAATACTTCCGGGAGTGACGTTCAAAGAGTTTCCGGATTGGGTTTACAGCGACAACCCAGGACCGCAGCCTACCAGTGACAACGAACATCTCCAGCAAGAAAAATTTGTATCGTTTAAAATCCATGATGTTTTCGCACCCAAGATGGAGAACAATGTAGACACCAGAATCTATGCTCCGACAAAACAAACTCTGGATCAGAACATAGATGCCAATGGGTTCGGTACAGCGCAGTCCAACCTGCTCGGCAAGATCTCCTTCTCAAAGAACCCCTACTCCCAGCCAAGCATTTATATGTCTGACACAAGCAGCACTCTGGGGTCTTCTGTATATGATAAATATGTTAACGACTATTCTCAAACATATATATCCGAAGCAAAAAAATATCCTCGATTGATAGACTCAAGAAGTGTATCAAATACCAATAACAGATTTGAAACAACAAGAAGCGAAGAACTCTCCCTATTGTTTAATAGAGTTTGTTCTCATCAATACTCTGTTAAAAGAGCAAGATACAATAAAAAGTCGTACACTGTATCTATATCGGAGATCCGGTTCCTAAGAAAAGATTATTCTGTAAAGATCGATGATCCTATCATTCACGATGTTCTTGTTTATGAAGACGCAGAGTCGTCTCCGTTCATTGAGTACAGTACGTGGCAGGCGGAGCAAAAGATCTCGATGCCCGTGGGGGATCCAATCTTTGTAACCTACACAGTTGGGGGTCAAACATACGAAGACGAAATTGTTTACTTCGAATCTCCGACAAGTGACTCCCCCTCGTATGAACCAGTTGATTTAATTGGCTCGGGTAGCATAGCCACATCTGTTATCGCAAGATCGGGCGCCTTCAAGGAGGGGTCGACCTACTACAGAGATCAAGACTTTGTGATTGCTTATGATGCGGTAAGCAAAAAAAATAAGATCAAAAGAGATGATATACCGGCAAGACTGGTCATACCAAACATTATAAACTCTGTTGATAAATACACGGCCCATGGCTTTGCTATACTCATCACAGAAGTAATGAATGCGGATGAAATTGAACTCGGCGCAAAAGATGGACAGGCGCTTTCAACCGGGCAGGCAACCGTATCGGGCGATATACAGCCGCCAATCATTGCGTCGTCATCAGGCGCCACGACAATCTACGCAGTACTAACGAATATTACGGAATAAGACATGGCGGCAACAGACCTATTTGACTCCGACGAGGGGCAGTTCAGCGGATACACTACGCTGATCGGAGGCACGCCTCCCACAACAGACTATTGGTTTGTTGAAGACTTCTCTACGCTAGGCAATATAACACAGATATCTAACAGTGTGTCGATTTCACAAAGTGGTGGCATTGTCGCCACCGGTGGTTATTCAAACGTTCATGAGTTTCAGTTGAATCAAAAGACTAATCTTCTGAACTTTGCCGCCGTTGTTGAGGTGACCACTGGCGCAAATGCAATGGATTATCGGGTTGGCGTTGCCGGTCGTCGTGTGACAAATAACACTTGCATTATTGGAAAACTCAACCACCAAACCTCAAGTCTTGAAATTGTTAAAAGAGTCTCCGGGGTCGAGAGTGTTCTTGCCACAGAGTTTTGTGCGTCCCTAACATCCAACACAGACTATTGGCTCGTGGTGATTTTTGTCGACAACCAGATCCGGGTGGAGCATTGGATGATGAACCCCCGTATGGGTGGTACACCGGCAACACAGGTAACCCACACCCTTACTGGGTCGAACGCCACAACATACTCCATTCGGTCTAGTGCCGCCATCGCAGACTGGGTTCCAATTGAAGCCAAATCAAAAATAAAATCCGTTGAGATTGGTTTTGCGTTTGCTGATAATGCGTCCGCAATTGATACTACGCTTGCGCAGAAGCACGTAAACATAAGAGACTTTATCAATTATAGATATCCTGTACGCCGTAGAACAATAAAAGAACTAAACACTTACCATGTAAATCAAAAAGCCTTCTCGCAAATAATAACTCTGAACGATCCCGTTACATCTGGAACGTTCTCTATTCTCTACTATCCAACCGATAACGATCCGTATGTTCCGATTAGCCTGGGACCTTTTGCGCATGATCAGACCTCGTCTCAGATTAAGTCTACCCTAAATGATGCACTGAACATGCTTCCAAAGTTCTCTAGAACTTCGGAGGATCCGATCAGAAACGTTGTGAATAGTCTTGGCGATGCCACAACCCCCACGCTTCTTATTGAGTTCAGTGAGATGTTCGGCGACTTGAGCCTACTCAGAATGCCACTTTCGGACTTGTCTCCCAGCACTACAAGCATTGAGGGTTACGATCCGACAACCGGCATCAGTACGTTTGATGCAGTCTCTTTTGATCAGAATTATATTGAGACCGGGGACCCACTCAATACATCGTCGACTGTTGACGAATTAAAAATAGCATACAGATATAAGAATGAAAACTGGACGCTTAAGAAGGGTTTTACTGGCAGCACACCACCGGCAGGCACTAGTAGTCCTGTCCGTTCTCAATTCCAGGAATCTGATTACTCTGTAGGAAAAATTAGCACAAAAGAAAACACGAGGGGGCTCAATTTCAGTTTTGCTCGGGCGCTTACAAAGGTCGGGACGAACTGGTCGGTGTATATGCAATCTGTCAATGGTGTTGTCAACTGCACAAAGATTGGGAAATACCCGGGACAAAGACCAGATCTCACAACTGACGGGGAAGATCTAACGATCAACATGACGTTCTCAGATTTCCCATGGGATACCGGCGCTGGAGTCGCATTGCCTGGTGTTAATATCCTGAACGGTTGGGAGGATCCAGCAAGGCCGGGCTGTTTTATCCAGTTCACGTCGGCACCCGATGGCTCTTTTGCGGGACCGGCCACAAGCAATCCAGTGTCTTTTAAAGATCATCTCTACCCGCAGGTTTCGGCAAGTGATAAAGACCTTGTTCCGGGAACAATAAAACCCGAGTTTATTGCCCACCTGTCGGAGTTTATGACAGCCAGTGCAGAATTTGATTTTTGGAATATAACCGGCGTAAGGATATTTTTCGCGGGTTTTGCTAGGTCGCCCAAAAATACATCGATAGAGATCATGAGTATTCGCTGTATTAATAATGCGGTATCGGGAGGTGTAAAGCACACGTCAGTAGAAGTAAACACGCTTGAAGAGAATGTCTATGTTCCAGATCTTGGCTACGATCAGAGCATAATGAAAATCCCACCGATGATAAGGGGAGACAAGATAGTCACAATTGGGTCTGATCTCAACCCGCTTGATAGCAAAGAATCGTTTATTTTTCAGACAGGAAAATTTATATCAGAGAGTAACGTCAACAGATTTATGCTTTTTGCTAGGGAGCAAGAGTTGAATGATTTGATTCAGTCCTCCTGGCTAACAGCAGAGTATTCATTCGCCGTGCGTTCATCGTCTACGCTAAAAAGGTATAAGACATTAAGAAATAAATCTTATGATAACAAGACCCCTGCCCTATTTTGGGATATACATCCTGGGGGTGTTTTTATTGAACAGTATGCTTCTGCGAACAAAGGCATATCTTATCTCCCAGTGCTGTCCGGGGAGACGAACTACGAATTGTCGCTGATCGTTCAGGGCAATAATATGTCTGTTGAGATAGATGAACTCACATCTGCCGAACAACCCGACCACACGGTGTATAGCAGTGCCGTGGCCTCAAGTCCTGAGTGGAGTCCAGTCACCGGACGTATCGGCTGGTATGCCGAGTTTGCAGACAAGGATATGTATATCAATTCCTTCAGTCTAGACTCGGCAGCCTACGCCGTATTGCAAACAAAGCAATTCAAGAGCGAGACCGCCATCGAGGGAGCACAATTATTCACGGTTGATTCTGGAAATAAAAATCTGTTTGAAAACTTTTTCACGCTAAACGGTTCCGATCGTGTCTACTCAGACAGTCAAAGGACCATTAGCGGTATGGGTAGTTATGCTTTTGAATCCAAGGGCAGAACGCTTCTGCCGGGTGTAGTATCAAACCAGTTTACAGTTGATGACTGGAGCCATCTATTTATTGAGTTCGATATTTGGGCTCCACGTCAACTCAAATCAAAAACACTAAGACCGAAGTTCCTGCTCAGGCCAGCCGAGCAGCCTGCTGGCACTAATGGCATAGATGTATTCTCTGGCGTAGTGCCCGAAGGTGCTCCGATTAGTTTTGATTTTATTCCTGGGGCTTGGTCACACGTTTCGTTCGATATGCGTGGAACAAGAGCCAGGAGTGGTGACTATTATCTTGTGCTTGTTTCTGACGGCGACGGAGACGCGGATGCATCTGGATTCATAGGCAAATGGTGGGTTGATAATATAAAGATCAACACGCAAACAATTGAGTGGGAAATGCGCGTCAGTGACAATGGTCTATGGGCACCGTTCAGAAATAATGTCAATAAGCAATACGGTGGCTTGCATCTACCAGATGATCAAATAGGAAACTACATACAGTTACAGGCACGCGCTCTAACCGAGGATGCCTGGATCTCAGAGTATACTGTTCTCCCCAAATACGTTTCTATGGGCCGCCTATTCCAGAACAACATGCCCGTCACTGTGGCTAATAATATTGTCACTGGCCAGACTGTAGTACGAGCAACAGATCTACACTATTTGAAACTAGCCGCTATAGGCAATAAGAACATTGTAGCATCGACTTCCATACTTGCATTCCTTAATGCGTTTGCGGTTGGCGAAGGTGAGATAGACTCATCCGACTTTTACACTCCCAGGTCGGGTATAAATGTTAACGAGAGCGAAACTGTTCTCGGCATTTCTGAAGTGTATTACGAGTCACTGAAGCGCTAGGTTCGATATGTCAGAATATGAAGAGGCAATAGCAGAAGTAGAAGGAAAGGCAATATTAAATCAGTCTTATAACTTTTATAACTCGTATGTAAAAATTAAAAAAATTGTTAAGGATACAATTTACATTGGGGATGTTTCTCTGGTCGGCGAAGAGTATGTCTATGTAGATACTCAAAACGACAAGGTAAAAAGAGATCTAGTTGACAATATAAGCAAATATATTGTTATTGGTAATACTATTCAAAACGTATTAGATCTCGGTGATTCTGAAAACTTTATAAGGGTTACGGGACCAACGGGCCCCACGGGACCTACGGGTCCTACGGGTCCGACAGGAGCCACTGGTGCTCAGGGTGTCACAGGGCCGACGGGCTCTACAGGTGCTACAGGTCCAACTGGTTCGACAGGCGCGGCCTCTATGGTCACAGGACCAACTGGACCTCAAGGTGCCACAGGTCCAACTGGTCCTGCTGGAGCAAGTGGATTTAGCACTCAGTTTTGGTACGGAAGACTAAGTCAACAGGGTCCTCAAACGGTAACTTCTGGAACAGAAACAAACATTGCGTATATTGAAGAATATAATAGCAACGGTTCTATTTTCTCGTGGAATTCCGAGACAAATGCCCTGACTGTCAGTAGTTCAGGGTATTACTCTATTGATGTTTCAACAGCGTTTTACTCTTACAGCGGTTCTAGCATTTATCGTCAATGGGTTTACGGTGGAGCAAATTGGATACAGTCTCAAGCGACTTACGATGGGACCATGAAATTTATGAATATACCAATGCTTGTTCAACTTTCCGCAGGCAACACTATTTACACAGTTGCTAAATTTTTTGATTATGAAGGGTCTATTGGCGGGATGTCTGGCAGCGACCAGTATCCGACAAATTTGCGCGTAATCAAAATTGCTTAATCCATTAACTAAGCACTTAACTATGGTATAATAGTAAGAAGGGGAGTGCCCTTCCGTATTCCGAGGTAGTAAACTCAGGTGTCTAGCGAGCGTAAAGCATTTAAAATTGAGAATGGTATACGTTTTGCCGACGGAACTGTTCAGATTACGGCGCAGACAACGGGGCCTACAGGCCCTGCTGGTCCCACTGGAGCAGCCTCTAACGTAACGGGACCAACGGGCTCTACGGGGGCCGCTAGCCTTGTTACGGGCCCCACGGGTCCCACAGGTGCTGATAGCACAGTTACAGGTCCGACAGGTAATACGGGGTCAACAGGCGCTACTGGGGCAGCATCTACAGTTGCAGGACCGACAGGCCCTACGGGTCCTACTGGAGCAGAATCGACCGTCACGGGTCCCACCGGCTCTACGGGAGCGGCCTCTACGGTTACTGGACCAACGGGCCCCACTGGTGCGGATAGTACGGTTACAGGTCCGACAGGTCCTACGGGTGCCGACTCGCTTGTAACTGGACCTACAGGACCTACAGGAGCCGACAGCACGGTTACAGGCCCCACGGGTCCAACAGGTGCTGGCGGATCTCAAGGCGGTATAGGTCCAACAGGAGCACAAGGGCCAACTGGCGCTCAAGGTGGTCAAGGTGCTCCGGGCAATCAAGGACCTACGGGAGCAACTGGATCAGCGGGAGACACAGGTCCAACAGGTCCTCAAGGCGATACAGGACCCACAGGTCCGCAGGGAGAAACAGGACCTCAGGGTGTTACCGGATCCACAGGTCCACAGGGAATCACTGGTCCTACCGGCCCTCAAGGAACGACCGGGCCAACTGGTCCGCAAGGTGACTTGGGTCCGACAGGAGCACAGGGACCTTCTGGCGCTCAAGGCAATCAGGGCGTTCCGGGCAATCAGGGACCCACTGGACCCACGGGCACTCAGGGAGTTACGGGACCTACGGGCGCTACGGGAGCAGAAAGCACCGTTACAGGACCCACAGGGGCCACCGGAGCAGCCTCAACAGTCACCGGCCCTACTGGATCGGCGGGCCCCACAGGAGCAACAGGAGCCGACGGAGCAACAGGCGCAACAGGACCGACGGGTCCTCAAGGGGTTACGGGTCCAACTGGCGCTACGGGGAGCGACGGAGCAACTGGTTCAACCGGTCCTGCTGGCGCAACAGGCGCAACTGGCGCTCAGGGTCCAGCGGGATCTACTAATGCTCACGACTCGGTTCATGCAGCAACCACCGCTGCGACTGCAGGAACCTATGCGGCGGGGTCTCTAGGCGCTGATGGTGGTTATGGCGTGGGGGCAACGCTTACCTCCCCATCTAACGCTCGCCTCGTGGTGGACGGCCACACCATGAACAACGGTGAGCGAGTCCTCTACTGGCTAAACACCGACGCCAAGACCAATGGCATTTACTTTGTTACAAATCAGGGGTCTGCTGGAACACCTTGGGTCATCACCCGTGCCACGGACTACGACAATAGCGTTGCGGAACAGGTACAAGACGGCGACTTTGTGCTGGTGATCTCGGGCAACACCAACAACGGCAAGACGTTCATGATGACCAGCGTTGGTACTGGAACCAACACCAGCATTATCATCGGTACGGACGATATCAATTTCACTGAGACGGGCGGCGTCGGTCCTACTGGTCCTGCTGGTGCAACGGGAGCCACTGGTCCTACGGGAGCCACCGGAGCAGACAGCACGGTTACAGGACCAACGGGTGCTACGGGACCTACGGGAGCAGACAGCACTGTCACAGGACCCACGGGCAACACAGGCCCTACAGGTGCTGCATCGACCGTAACAGGCCCTACAGGCCCCACGGGAGCCGACAGTACGGTTACAGGCCCCACCGGTCCCACCGGCTCCACAGGGGCCGCAAGCACCGTCACGGGTCCTACGGGCAACACGGGTCCGACAGGTCCTCAAGGTAATCAGGGTCCAACCGGCGTTCAAGGTCCGACTGGTACTCAAGGTGAGCAGGGTATTCCGGGTAATCAAGGCCCGACAGGATCGACAGGAGCCACTGGCGCTCAGGGTGTTACAGGACCGACAGGTGCCACGGGTGCTGACTCTACTGTCACAGGACCAACGGGGGCAACCGGAGCCACTGGTGCTCAAGGTAATCAAGGAGTTACGGGTCCGACTGGAGCGACAGGTCTTACTGGCGCAACAGGATCAACCGGTCCTCAAGGTAATCTAGGCCCCACAGGTTCGCAGGGTCCGACTGGTGCTCAGGGCAATCAAGGCATTCCCGGTAATCAAGGTCCTACGGGAGCAACAGGAGCAACCGGTGCTCAAGGTGTCACAGGTCCTACGGGCGCTACTGGAGCCGCCTCTACGGTTACTGGTCCTACTGGGCCAGCCGGTGCAGCGTCTACTGTTACTGGTCCTACTGGACCAACTGGAGCGGCTAGTACCGTAACGGGACCTACTGGTCCAACTGGTGCTGCTAGTACAGTTACAGGACCGGCTGGAGCCGCATCAACTGTCACAGGACCTACAGGTCCTACTGGAGCCACAGGAGCAACGGGTGCTGCAAGTACCGTCACAGGTCCAACAGGGGCGACAGGGGCAACCGGTGCCGCAAGCACAGTTACGGGCCCCACTGGTCCCACAGGCCCTACAGGCTCCACAGGAGCCGCCTCTACGGTCACAGGACCTACGGGAGCGACGGGGGCTGCGGTCACTGGACCTACGGGCCCCACAGGAACAACGGGAAGATTTGCCGCTTCTGACACCGCTCCAAGTAGTCCCAGCGTGGGAGACGCTTGGTACAAAACATCAAACGGTAAAATGTACGTCTGGTACGATTCCTTCTGGGTTGAGACAGGAACTGGCTCTCAGGGCCCTACTGGCGCTACGGGTGCTACCGGCGCTGCCTCTACGGTTACTGGTCCTACGGGCGCTACTGGAGCAGCATCAACCGTTACGGGACCTACTGGTCCTACCGGAGCAACAGGCACTGCCTCTACGGTTACTGGTCCTACGGGTGCAACAGGTTCTGCTTCAACAGTCACAGGTCCTACGGGTCCTACAGGAGCCACGGGCACTCAGGGAGTTACGGGACCTACGGGGCCGTCCTCAAACCTTATTGGCGAAGTTGCTGCCTACGCTGGCTCTATCGTTCCTTCTGGCTGGCTTCAGTGTAGCGGTCAAGCGATAAGCCGCTCAACGTATTCAGAACTTTTTGCAATCATTGGAACAACCTATGGTGTTGGTGACAATTCTACTACGTTCAATCTTCCGACCTATCTTGGAACAACCGGCATCTACATTATCCGTTGGTCTAATGCTGGCATTACGGTTAAGTCTGATTCGCTTTATACCGCTCCAATTGGCTCCATGCAATTGTGGCCGGGAACAGGATCCTATCCCACCGGCTGGCTAAGGGCGGATGGGTCTGCCGTAAGCAAAACAACATACGCCGATCTCTTTGCCACTTTCGCAACATCGTTTACAGGAGCAACAACAGGCAGTTCGTCCACAACGGTCTCTGGTCTAAGCGGCATGTCGTCAACAACCCACACAGGTTGGGGCATTGCTGGCGTCGGCATTCCATCCGGCGCGTACATCGTAACCGTCACCAACGCAACTACCGTTGTTATCAGCGCCAATGCAACATCGACCCAGACGGGCACAGCGGCTCTTTCAATAAGCCCATATGGGTTTACTGGAGCAGATAACTCCACAACGTTCAACCTTCCTTATATGAGTTCTGCTGGCGCAGGTTCTCCTGTTCACATCATCAAGGGCACACTAAGCGGCGGCGTTGAACCATCTACTATTGCTCATGCCTCAAGCCATGTTCGTGGCGGCACCGATGTTATTGATGGCGACAGACTCAGTGTTGATTATGTGCCTACTGCGTACACTCGCAATAGTGGTGCTACTGGCGCGGGAGACAATACTGATCTTACAGCACATCTTGATGGACTCAATAGCGCACTTGCAATGACACAAAACGCTCAAACAGCATCTTACACACTAGTGCTTACTGATCGTAACAAACTAGTTGAGGTTAGCAATGCTAGTGCTAACACTCTTACTGTTCCTCTTAACTCTAGTGTTGCTTATCCTATTGGTAGTCAAATCACTATTCTCCAGACTGGCGCTGGTCAAACAACAATAACTCCGGCAACTGTTGGTGTTACTATTAATGCTACTCCGGGATTAAAATTGCGTACTCAGTGGTCTAGTGCTACTCTTATTAAAAGAGCAACAGATACTTGGGTTGCTATTGGAGACTTAACAGCATGATTCCTATTGGACAAACAGCATGATTCCTATTGGACAAGTTGCCAACGCTAATCAAAGTCTTCGCGCTACTGGGGGTACAATTGCCCCCGTTACCATTAACTCCATAAAGTATAACTTTCATACCTTTGCAACGGTTGGCTCTAGCAACTTTGTGATTAGCAAGGGCGTTTCTCCTGTTGCTTTGTTGGTCGTTGCCGGTGGCGGTGGTGGTGGCGATAACGCTGGCGCTGGCGGCGGTGGCGGTGGGGTTATTGATACAACTGCCTCTGTAATTCCAAGCACTTATCCTGTTGTTGTCGGTGGGGGTGGTGCGGGAGGTACAACTAGCACATCTTTTACTGTTGCTGGAAGCGGAAATCCATCTAGTGGTCTTGGTGTCTCAACCAGCGGCGGTGGTGGTGGAACAAACTCGGGCGGTAGTGGCTCCGCAGGTGGCTCTGGCGGCGGTGGCGGTTATGACAATACCAGCGCAACTCTCCGTGTGGGCGGAACGGGGATTTCTGGTCAGGGGTTTGCTGGCGGAACGGGACAGCATTCGGGTGGTGCTGGTCGCGCCGCCGCTGGTGGTGGTGGAGCGGGTGCTGTAGGACAAGATTCGGTAAGTTCGTCTCAAGCCGGTGCCGGTGGTGCGGGAAAGTCTTCGTCGATAACGGGAACCGCAACTCTTTATGGCGGCGGCGGCGGCGGTTCTGCACATGTTGGAACGGGCGGCGCTGCCGGTTCGGGTGGTGGCGGAACGGGAGATTCGGGAAACTACACTACTGGGCGAACTAGTATTGGTACGGCTGGAACAAATGGCTTAGGCGGCGGCGGTGGCGCGGGTCTTGGCGGTGGTTTCGTCGGGTATGCCGGGGGTTCTGGCGTTGTTATTATTAGGTATGCGGTTTAATGGAAAACTTTAAGGAATCACAATGAGTATATTTGGAGCAGGTCACGAGGTAGTTACATCTAGCACTAAACCGGCTAGTCCTTCTGTTGGTCAAATGATTTACTGCACAGATACTGATGAGTTGCTTAAGTATGTTGTTGATGCTGATAGTGTTAGTCGTTGGATGCAGGCTAGTCCAGAGTATCGTCGTAATTTTGTTATTAATGGTGGTTTTGATGTGTGGCAAAGGGGTACTACGTTTAACCCGACAAGTGCGACTAGTACAACTGGTTTAAACTATGGTGCTGATCGTTGGCAATTCTTGCAGGCATCACCGGCGACGTCAACTGCGTTTACTCGTCAGGCCATTACGGCTACTGACCCTGTTGGGTTCAACTACTTCTTGCGCGTGGGACGTGCCGTTGCCGCTACGCTTGTTACTCCATTTACGATTCAAACTAGTTTTGAGTCACAGAATATTCAGGCTGTGCGGGGTAAGTTTGTTACTCTTAGTTTTTGGGCTAGGGCTGGCGCTAACTATTCTAATGCTACTTCTTATCTTGTGTCTAATATTGTGACTGGTACTGGTACGGATAATACGACTGGTAACTTTACTACTAATACTGTTAATACGACTACGAATAATGTTTTGACTACTTCGTGGAAGCGTTTTGTTGTTACGACTAGTGCTGTGTTGGCTACTACTATTACGCAGTTGGGTGTTTCGTTTGTGTTTACGCCTGTTGGTACTGCTGGTGCTGCTGATTATTTTGATATTACTGGTGTACAGTTGGAGGTTGGTAGTGCTGTTAGTGATTTTGAGTTTCGTGATTTTGGTGAGGAACTTCGTCGATGCCAACGATACTATTATCGTATTCAGGCTACCGATGTCGGTCAGACGGGTATTTTTGGAGTGGGCGGCGCTGTGTCTACAACCGCTGCAAATATTTGTACTTCTTTCCCAACCGTAATGAGAAGTGCGCCAACTG